TTGGTGCACCAATTGGTGTATTGATGGGATCAACCGATGAAATAGCAAAAATTCCCTATTTCGGAAAGATCCACACCAACGTGAGAGACTCACAAAAAGAACACGGTTCCCTAGCAGGAGTAGTAGGCCTAGGAGGTGCAGCACTAGGAGCATCAAGTACAATAGTCCAAGAACTTAGAAAAAGACTAAAAAACAGAGTCTACCGCAAACGAGGACTAAGATGGGGAACCACTAGAGACCTTGGTTGGGGAAAAATTAAATAATTTAATACTCTATTTTAATATTGTTTAATAGTAAAATAAAGGTGATGATGCATGTTTTGGACATGTGGGGGGAGATTTTGTCCCACAGTGATCCTATTACTTGTGTAAACTTGATTTTAAGTAATAAATATTTTTATGAAAATTTTAAACATGAACTTCCTAAATATCGTTATTTAACATTAAAGATTGTTTCTAGGCAGACTAGGGGTTTAAATATGTTTAAAGATCCTTATTTATGGAATAAAATGGTTAATTTAGATATACATGTGAACAAGATTTACATTCAATGTTCTAAGGGTGGTATTGCTAAAAAATTATGGATTAATTTGTCTCAAGTTGATTTGTGTAAATTTTTAAAGTTTTTGAATTCTGATGTTATTATCAGTAAAGAATCTTGGCCTAATCATGAAAAGAACTTAATTTATAATCTAAATTATGAAGACTTAAGTAAACGATATATAAATCATTATTTTTTGCCATCAAATGAATTAATTTATTTAGAATGGATAGATGATTTAATGGATAGATCTGTGTATATTTCAAGATATCCGTGTTCTAACAACTATTTACAAAATATTACTAAAAACATTGAAGAAAGATTATCATTTGATAATGATAATTTCGATATGGATATGTATTGTAATATTAAAAGTCGTCGTAGAAAACGCTTCACTTATCGTCAATACGTTAAACAAAAAAGTATTAAAAATAATATTTAAGTATATTAGAAATGGGTTGGATTACAATAATAAGATTTGTAATTATTGCAATAATTATATGGTTATTATGGTCTAGTAATAATGATAACCCCTGGATAAAAAAAGCAAATTTTCATAAAAATATTTTATTTACACCAGAAGAATTACCTTCTAAACTTAGAAATGAACAAGTAAATATATCAGAATGGACATTGAATAAAGATCCTTTAACAAAAGATATAGCGTCTTATTCAGATAGAACTTTCAATGGAACTTTAGGTAAATTATTTTCCTATAAATTAAATAATTACGATGGAAAAGCTTATCAATGGAAAAAAGACCTTATACCAGGTTCACCAATAGATGACTGGTTTTTAAATAAATTTACACCAATATTAAATCAATTATACGATAAATATGGTCAATCAAATGAAATTAAAATTAGAATTAGTACAAATCCTTGGAAATTTCATAGTCATTTTGATTGTGTAAACAATTACGGTGTACAAATTTATGGTCAAAAATCAATATTACTTTGGAGTAATAAAAACCATACTAAAATGTTACTTTCTAAATTAAAGAATATGTCAAATAATGAAGCTCAAGAATTTTTACGTAAAAAAGGAATTAAAACTATTTTATGGAAAACCAATCCAGGAGATCTCTTCTATATACCACAGGGATGGTTTCACAAAATAGAATCAATAAACGTAGGACCAGGGAGCATACTCTTAAACTACAACATAAACACAAGCAAATATACAGCAAAACATTGTGAAAATACTTTTAAACACTTATGGGGTGGTCAGACATCTAAGTGTTATAATAAAAAGTGTTTGGATTAAAAATACTTTAAGTAAGTTAAAGAAACATATAGAATATTAATTTAAGTAATAATACTATTACAATGCATCCACAGGTAGCAAAATTACTTAAATTACCTCAATACGAACAGAGAAGTCCGGAATGGTTTGAACAACGTAAAGGAAAATTAACTAGCAGTGATGTTCCTACTGTACTTGGCGATAATCACTACAAGACACCCTTTCAATTGCATTTGGATAAATTGGGGATGGGAAAACCTTTTACTGGAAATGAGGCAACACGTTGGGGGCAATATTACGAGGATATAGCTATTGCTAAATATGAACAAGTTTACAACAAGAAAAACTATGATTTTGGTTTGATCCCTCATCCCACAATTCCTTGGTTGGGTGGAAGTCCAGATGGAATTACCGAAGATGGTATTCTCCTTGAAGTTAAATGTCCTCTTAGACGTCCTATTAAAATGGGCGAAATACCTCAACATTATATAGCCCAAGTTCTTACAAATTTAGAAGTATGTGATCTTGAAATTGGTCATTTTATTGAATACAAACCAGGTGATAGTGACGATGATTATATTTTAAATGTAGTAGAAGTTCGTAGAGATCCAGAATGGTGGAAAAAGTCCCTTCCTATTATGGAGAAATGGCATCAGGACTGGATGTTATATAAAAAAGAAGGTATTGAGAAGAGCCCAGATTGGATTAAGTATAATAATCGTAATCAAACAGCAAAAAGGAATGATGAAATTCAAAAAAATGGGAGTATTTTGGATTTTTGCAACGTTGAAGAAAAAATAACTAAGAAATCTTGGAGAGATAAACCTATTTTTAAATGAAATACGCTTAAAGCATCGCAACGCATCGCAACTTCGTTGCGGGCATAAGCGCTTCGCTTATCGTGCTTCGCACGGGCTAGTAATCATAGATTACTTCGCTTAGCGGGCTTAGCGATTTTACGAAGTAAAATACGCTTAAAAAAAAGAATTACATATATATTAGAGAGTTACGACTAATTAAAGTTGTACTATGGGGATTAAAAATTTAAAAAGTATAGTTGAACGCCATGCTCCTGAAGTTAGAGAGCAACATACTATAGATTATTTTACTGGAAGTACATTTGCTATAGATTCAAGTATATTTTTGTATCGTTTTTTATACTCTAAGGGACATCTCGAACATCCTCACGTCGTTGGATTTTTAAATAAAATAATTTATTTTTTAAAAAATGGAATAATCCCTTTATTTATTTGGGATGGAATACCACCCCAGCAAAAAGAAGATGTACTTTCAAAAAGATGGGAAAATAAAAAAAAATTAGAAGAACGTATAGCCAAATTAAATGAAAAAATTGATGAGTTAAAAGAGTCTATAACTATTATAGAAGATGATGACGAAGATGATTCATTACAACATGGGGAACTTCCAATTCTTCCCAAACAAGAAAAACTAGATAAATTTATTGAAAATCAAGAGAAACTTCGAGTATATCAAAATGAAGTTCAAAAGTTATCTAAACAGATTATTTATGTAAAAAAGCATCATAAGGAAGATGTTAAAAATTTACTAAATATTTTAGGAATTCCTAATTTATCTGCAAAAGGAGAAGCAGAAGCATTATGTTCAGAGATGGTAAAACAAAACATAGTAGATTTTGCATTGTCAGAAGATACAGATACTCTTGTTCATGGTTCTCCTAATCTTCTTCAGAATGGCAAGAAAAATGACGAGTTTATTTTAACTCGTCTAGATAATCTTCTTCAAGGATTTAAATTTTCATTTAATCAATTTATGGATTTTTGTATTTTATGTGGGTGTGATTACACTTGTACAATACCTAAACTTGGACCTGTAACTGCCTTTAATTATATTAAAGAATGGGGAAGCATAGAAAATATGATTTCTAATATGCCACAAAAATTTAATGTACCAGAAGATTTTGATTATAAAACTTCAAGAAAACTGTTTATTGATTCCCCATCAATACCACCTGGTTGGGAAGTTCAACATTATAAAATTGGAAATATAGATGATTGGGAAAAAAATTTTACCCAATTCATGAGTGATAGACAATTTAATAACTATCAAATTCAAAAATATATACAAGAACTAAAATCATCATTTAGAGAAATAAAAAAACATTTCTAATGAAAAAATAATATTTTAATTAATTAACAAACAACAAATAAAATGACACTATCACAACTATTAGGTTTCGGAAAAAAACGTAGTGCTCCTCGTCCATCTGCAAAGCCATCAAAGAAATTATTAGCCCTATGCCGCCGCCTAGGGGTTAAGGTAACTGCAATGAGAGGCGGTAAGAGAGTATACAAAACCGCAGCAGTTCTCAAATCCCAATGCGAGAAGAAAATGATGGCTAAAAGCCGTAAAAATCGTGGAGGCCTAGGTTCCATGGTTAGAAAGGTCACAAAAAAAGGTAAGAAAGCCGCTATGGCAGGCGCTAGAGTAGCTAAGAATGAAGCTAGAGCTATGGCACGTGAAGAATTAGCCTCTGCTTTAGCTTTTGGACGTAACTCTAAGTTTGGTGCTTTATCGTCTTTAAATCAGAACATGGGTTATGAATACTGCGACCAAAAGAAATATTCGGGAGGTGTTCTCTCTGGTGATAGTACCGGTCTATTTGCTTCTCCTTGCCGTCTTCGTTCGGTTGGATTTGGAAAGAAACGTAGTTCCACTAAGAAACCCACCCGTTCGGCTAGATTCGGTGCCGATATGGGAGTTCCAATGATGGCTTTCGGTTCTTATGATCTAGGTGTCGGTTCGTTCTCTTCATTTGGTAGGGCCGTTCGTGCATACCGTAACTATTATGGTTCCGCAGGTAAACGTCGTTCGGGTTTTGGTTATTCCCCAGATCTCACAAGCATGATGGGATATGAATTCTGCGATCCTAAGAAGTACCGCGGAGGTGTTCTCTCAGAAGATAGCACTGGTCTTTTCCCCTCTCCTTGCCGCCTTCGTGAATCTACGGTCCCTGTAATGGCAGCCGGTCCTGCGGCTGGATTTGGAAAGAAACGTCGTGCTGTAAAGAAGTCTGCAGCCAATAAGAAGGTGGTTTCACGCCCTTCGGCCGCTGTTCGTCGTATGTGCAAGAAATTAGGTGTTAAGATAACCCTCAAGAGAGGTTCAAAGAGAGTTTACAAGAGTGAGAAGGTTCTCAAGGCTCAGTGCAAGAAGAAGATGATGATGATGAAGCGTAAGTCTCCTGTTAAGCGTCGCTCGCGCCCTGTTCGTAAGAGTATGTTTGGTGGTCTTTTCTAAATTAGTGGTTGGTGATAAAGTAAAATTGTAAATCTGTAAAAAAATAATCTTTGTAAGCGACACTTTTAGTGGGCATAAAGATTATTTAAAAAAAAATAATCTTTGTATATTTTAATATATACAATACACAAAGGTTATGTCAGAAAAAGAATCTGTATTTGATAAAGTCCCAGGGGGGTGGTCGTGGAAGTATGATATTGCTACTTTCCTTGGTATTGATTACGCTTTTCGTAAATTAGGTGGTTCAAGGGCTCTTCAATTACCAATAAAAGCATATGATGTTGTTGGAAGAAATGTTGTTTATGCTGTAGATGATGCATTGAGAGCAACGGGAAGAACTATTTCCTGGCCTTTTAAGGCTCCATTTAGAGCAGCAAGTAGAGTTCTTCCTGGTGGTAAGAGAAGAAAATTAGCAAGAACTTCAAAAGCTCAGCAAAAAAAGGCTGCGAGAATGGCACTTAGGGCCCAAGAAAAAGCAGCTAGTACTGTAGCTAGAGTAGAAGCCCTTACAGCTAAAGGCTATAAGTTCCGTGCTGCTCGTCCAGATGAAATAAGATTTATGCAAACACAATTCCCTGATTGGAAGAAAAAAATAGCTTGGAAGGGTGATAAGATTCTTGTAAAAGGTAAGAATATTGCTACTAAAGCTGGTTCTAGTGTTAAGTCGGTTAGTAAAACAGCGGGTAGTAAATTATTACGTGGAGGAAAGTATGTTATTAAGAAGGCCCCCACGGCTTTAAGTAGAAGGGCTAAGATGATTAAAAGTTTCTAGAGATTTACCAATGCTTATATTTTTCCATATAAAAAATATTTATTCTTATTATATATAAGATGAATTTAGACTATAGAGTTAAAGAAAAAATGACAATGCCTTCTCACACAAGAAAAAAGGAAAATTTTGAGATAATAGAAGGCGAAAGTCCCCTTGAGACCGTTGCTTGGTTTGTTGGTATTGAATATGCGTTTAGAAAAATCCTCCCAACGAGAATGGGAAGGGGTACACTAGCTGCCTACAATAAACTCATTGGTGTTCCAACAGAAAAAGTCATAGATACTTTTGCTAGAGGCGTAAAGAGAACCGCGTCGGGACCAATAAAGGCAATAGACAAAAGAATCCCCGGTTACGCCACGCGTCAAACAAAGAGGGCCGCTAAAGCAGCAAGTAAACAGGCCAAAAGAGCCGCCAAGGCGGCTGCTAGAGAGACAAATGAACTTAGGGCTCTCGGTAGGAAGGGTTACGTTGTAACAGAAAAGGTTGCCCAAAAAGGTACTACAGCTGCAGTAGAGGCCCAGCAGACAATTGGAAGAGTAGGTGGTAAATTAAAGAGAGGTGGTATAAAGGTTGGTAAACAGATTACAGGTGGAACTAAACGAATAGGTGGTAAAATCAAAGGTTTCTTTAAACCTAAGAGCAGTGGAAAATTAAATATAGGCGGAGAGAGAGCCCCTGGTGGAGGTGGTTTAAGAACTGGTGCTAGGGTAGGTGGAACTGCAGGTAAGGCTGCTGGTTTAGTAGGTACTGTTTTACCAGCGGTCGCCACGGTTGGACTAATGTTTTAAATCTAAAACAGCAAATAATATTTAAATTGAAAAAAAATATTTATTAATACTAGAGATCTTTATTGTACTTGTCACAATGATGAGAAGAAGTCTAAAAGCTTTAGGTAATAATAAATATTTTGAAAAACTTACTATTGCTCCTACAAAACAGGCTGGTGTAACGGATGCTCTTAGAAGGGCAAAAAGTTATATAAGAGAAGGAAAAGAACAGATACGTCAAGGAAAGGAAGTTTTGCGTACTGGTAGAATTCCAGGTTCGATGCGTGTATATTCTAAAGATATGTATACTAAATGGGCAAAAGACAAAATTCGTCTAGGAAAAGCAAATAAACTTACGGGCACTATAATTTACAGAAAACTTAAAATGAGAGGTCTTGACATAGGTAGATTTTCTTGGTCTGGAAAACCCTGGAGTGCTTACCACAAGGGGCAAAAACTTACTATATCAAAAGAAGGTATTAATAAATCTCCTAAAGAGAGAGGGAGTCGTGACCAAGGTTGGGGTAAATTTGTAACAAAAAAACCCAGGAATCCAATTTATGAGAGAGCCAACCAAATGTTACGAACTGCATCAAGTATGAATTCTAGAATTCCTTCCCAAAGGAAGATTAAAGTAGCCCTAGAAAGTCAGGCGTACAAAATGCTGAACAGCGGTGGTAAATCATCATTTGGTTCAGGATTATCTAGAGGTGTTATAAGAAATAAAACTTCAAAATTGAAAAAGAGTAAAACTATGTGGGGGTCTACTAATATAACATTAAATAAAAAAAGACGGTAAGCGAAGTAATCTATGATTACTAGCCAGCCCGTGCGGAGCACGATGCGTTGCGTTGCGTTGCTTATAGGTTCGATTACACGGCCCTGATATAATCTTAAGATAAATTCATTCTATTTAAATCTATAGTGTCCACATTTTCTTTTTCACTTTCGTAAATATTTACAAAATTTTCAATTTTCAAGTTTTCTGTAATGTTTTTGAGAGTATTTTCCCAAGTTATTTTACCATTGGGGATATTTTTATCGTCTCGTAATCGATAAGGTGTATACTTCCACCCGTCTTCATCTATTTTTTTTTCAATTAAAAATTCTATGATGGGGGTTTTGTCTTCAGGACAATTAACCAATATAAAATCTTTGATAGGTTTCCAAGATTCATGTTTAGATGTAATAGTATCTACCACTACTAAATTAGATTGGCTATCTATAATTTGAAGTTCTATTTTTCGGACGAGATTCTTAATCTGAAAATCAACAGTATGCATTCCATCAGATTTCCATTTTAATAAATTCCAATCTCTACCGAATGTCCATTCACCGACAGCAGGAGTAAATATTAACCCATCAATATTATTCAATTTAGTTTTATTAATGTGTTCCCAAGTTACGTGTAATTTATTTCCCACTTGATAAAAAACTTTGTGTATAAGATAACAACAATCTGATGGGCTTGAAATAACTCTTCTATCAAGAAAATCTTTAATGCAATGCCATCTCTTAACATGGTATTTTTCTCTTCTGTAATCTGTTCCACAATACATCCAACAATCGTGAATTACAAAATAATATTTACCATCCGTTCGTTGAATAAATTCACCGTCAAAAATACTTCCTTCAAAACATTCTTCGTTGAATTTAAAAGGTGTTATATAAAATTTAAGCCCCCTTGTTACAAGAAAAATAGCATGTTTCCCATTTATCTTTGTAATCCATAAATACATTCGTTCACCATCACTCTTTTCACAGACATGGTATTCCATAGAAAATATCTTGTTTAAAATATCTTTTTTTTCTATGCTTACTGGCTGAGGACCTACAAAAAAGTTGTCTCTATTTGATCCAAGACAGTTATTAAAAAGATATTTCTCTACATTCTTTTTGTATTCACTGTTTTCATTTAATAAAAAAACAGTAGAATGCCCTAATTGAACTTTAATTGCTTCTGACATTATTTTTATAATATGAAAGATATCATTTATTATTATATAAAATAATCTATTCCTTAAGTGTTTTTAATTTTGTTTTTTTTACGCTGGTTGGTTGGGGTTAGTAGAATCATAGTGAACATAGAAAATTAATACATGTTCTCTATTTTTAAAATCGTATGGTTTTTCTATTGAACCTACTCCTTTGGTCCATTTCCAAAATTTTACATACACACTTTGTATATCAATTGGAGGATCAAAGGTATAAATTTTTTTATCAAAATCTTGTCCCTTTAATGCCTTTAATCTACCATTTAATTTTTGAGAACCAACAGAAACTTTACCAGAAGAATCGGGAATAGGATTTTGATTTATAACATCTGGATCATTACTATCGTAAAAAACAGTTGCAAATTTTCCATTTGCATAACCATCTCCCTGAGTTAAACGATCTGCAGTATTACCATTAAAATCAAGTTCCATTACTAAATATTTAGGATCGTCATATAATGTCCAATCCCAATCAGCGATTATAGCTTGATCAGTACTAGAATTTAAAGTTTTATTTAAATACTGTGTTAGTGTTGCTGAATAAATTCCTAATTCTGATATGGGTTTTGATTCATATCTTTGGCGGGAAAATCCCAACATACGATAAAGAGTATTAAAATTTACTTCTTTAGTAAAATCTATAAAAAAAGGCACATTATCGTCTCTTCTAATCATTACCCTTGTGCCTATGCTAGTATTTGCTCCATCCGATGATTTAGTTTCTAGAGTTACAATAAAATGATTTCCACCGATAGGATCCTTTGCGTTTAATTGATCTTCCACTTCTTTAAGAAGACCCCAAACAAAAGGCTGATTTAATATAATTTCACCATTAGGAGTTGTAGAATTAATATTTTGCAATCCAATACTAGTATATTGACCAGGTGTAATTACAGATGTGTAATTTACACTTGGACTAGACATAAATCCCCAGGGAATATGTTTGTTTTCATCCTGAACATTGTATTCTGTCTTTGGAATTGTTAATGCAGTTAATTCTATAGATTTTACGTTTTTAATATAAATACCTGTTTCAATTTGATACTCATGAGGAAAAGGATACAAATTATAATTTCTCTCCCTAGAATCAATAACTAAAACCTCCATAGCGAGATCATTTTTATCACCCTTAGTTGGATGAGCAGACTCTACATTTTCAAGATTTAAATTATTTGTAGGAATTTTATAGTAATCTTGGATATCACTACGGTGAAGACCTAAACTTTGTAATTTTTGAATAGCTTGTTCATACTGTTGTCTGTTATAACCACTCATTTAAAAAACAATATTTGTTTGTTTAATTAATACAAATATTGTTTTTTAATATCATTTTAATATATTTTTTTCAAGATATTCTATGTATTTAGACAGTTTTTCAAAGGTAGATTCGTTTTCTGTGTAGATAATTTCTGATTTTTTCTTCTTCTTTAAATTATTTTTATATTCTGGAAAAATAACATTACGAGCAATAGGAGAAATTTCGAATATATCAGAACGATAATCTCTACACCTTCCTCTCCGTCTACCTTCAAGAGTGTCTTTTTTACACCAACAACGTTGATAAATACCTTGTGGAGTGAACTCAAAATAGGTATCACTGCTATTATGACACCTGTCAACATTCATACAATAATTTGTATCTGTATTTACATAAATAAGCTCATCACTATCTTTAGTTATCTTAGTAACTCTAGCTTTACGATAATACCGTGGTAAAACTTTTTCTACGCACCATTGTATTTTTTTAGCTTGGGGAGTATCAAGTTCTAATACCTTTTGAACTTTATTTGTTTTTTTCTTAGGAATTGGAACTACCCACTTAGAACATTCATCTGTATTTTTAAGTTTAGAAAGTTCAAAATTACAATAGTTTCTAATACTTGTACTTTCAAGGGTAACTCTAATATCCTTCTTAAGAAAAGATAAATATTCATCATCACTACTACAATCAGAATTTAAAACAAAAGAAGGTACATACACCCTACCCTCATCAATTTTTCCCTCACCATGACAAACCTCACATTCATTTTTTTCAGGAGACCTACCCCTACACTTTTTACAAGGATGACACTTGTTACAACCAACCATTCTTAAACCATTTGAATTATAAACACATTCATCAACAACATCTTCCCAAGGATTCCACGTAGGTCGCAAACCAAAATTATCTTCCAAAAAAGTAATAATTTTACTTCTTATCCATAAAGCTGTTCTCCTATCAACCCAAAGTTTGGGCCAAATAAGATGAACTCCGGTTTTAGTAACTGTTTTGCCTCCTTCAACTGTTACTTCTTTGGGTTCTGTTGTGCATCCAATTACTGAGTAATTTCCACAGTTTTCAGAAATACAAATTTGAATTTTTTTAACTATTTGAACAATATCGTCCAGATTAAGATCGTTTTCCTCAAAAATATCAAGGTCGCTCATAAATTTGAACACAGGGGTTCTTTTTTCACAGAGAAACCATTTCCAATTATTTTGAATATCGTTGGCTAGTTTTGAAAGAAATATTCCATATTGATTATCGGGGATTTCAATACAACCACCATCTAGAAGAAAATGTGTACTCCTTTCAGATCTATTTTGAACATCTGCTTTCAACCAATACTTATTTGAAATAATCCATTGTCTAAGAGGACTTAAATCAGACCAAACTGTAGTCATCTTGTAAGGAGGTAAAGTTCTTTCTGTTATACTAAACGCTGAAAACCTTAAGTGAATTTATTTTTGTTTCAAGTAAATTTTATAACAGAAGGAGCTTTTATAGTATTATGGTCATTAGGAGGCCAAATAATTTTTTCTTGTTTTAATTTTAAATTAGAATACTTTCTTACATTAGAATTCATATCTGTTTCTATATCTTCTATATATTTTACCGCATAGTCTAAAATTTTATTTTCTATAGCCCATCGAAAAAAATTTAATTGCCCAACAGTAGTTGATAATGTTTTATCATCATCTTCAACACCATTTTCAACTATTTTAAAAGTATTTTTATCAATTATTATTCGTTCTCTTCGACAAAATGGATCAAAAAGTTTTTTACTGTAACTCTTAAGTTGATTTTTGTAACTTTTGTGGATATTAAAATTTTCACCATTCAAAATATACCCACAATTAAACTTCTTACTATAATTTGTAACCAACCAATCCAATATCCTTAAACTTATTCTAGTTTGCTGTGTAATAACAGGAATAACTAAATTAAATTTAGTTATGTTGTCATAATATTTTGTCAAACTGTACATAAGGAGATCTTGTCTGCTTTCCATTGTAAAAATTAAGCCTAGGGCTTTATATTTATAATAGAAAAAGATTTCTTTAATATAATTTATATTTTCACTCTAAATTAATACTGATTTAATTATTATAAAAACAATACCAGCTAGAACACTATTAAGGAGAAGGGCTAGGAGAGATGGATCCATAGTACCCATCATTGGAAGTTTAGAGAGTTCTCTATAAACTATCTTACTGTTTAAAAGAACAAAAATACATACAATTAAAATTAATTCCTTAAATGATGATGATTTGCAATTTGTAAATACATCCATCTTAGACTTCCAACTAACTTTCTTCTTTTTAGGCTCTGGAAAATGAGGCTGGGGGATTTCTTGAGGCTGGGGTGATTGATCATATGGATTGTAGTGGCCCTGTTGCATAGGTGGTGGTTGTTGCTGGGATAGTTGGGGTGGACCTTCCATCATCATCTGTTGGGGATGACCTTCCATCATCATCTGTTGCTGGGATGGTTGATGCTGCATCTGCTGGGGCGGACCTTCCATCATCATCGACTGAGGCGGTGGTTGCTGCTGGGATAGCTGGGGTGCTGAATCAATTAGTTGTTGAATTGGTGTGGCACCAATTTCTTCTTCAAAGGGCTTTAAATCGGCCATGTTTAATTAATACTGTTATTATTATTATTAATATAAATTAAGAACATTTATATACTATAATAAACGCTTAATTAAAATTAGAATAATGTAATTTTTTATTACTATCGTTATTTATACTTTTTAAAGTATCCTTTTTTTGACTTCTTTGATATATTAAAAAAAAAGTCAAGCTAAGTAAAAATATGGATAAAATTACAAAATTGAATAAAAAACTTTTTCTTTTTTTAGTCAGTTCTATAAAATTTTCTTTAATTTTCCAAGATTTACTATTAATGACTTTATCAATTTTATTTTGAATTATATTATTTTTAGGTAAAGAAGGAGTAGTCTTTTTAGGATTTTGTAAATTTACAAAAAATTTACTATCAGATAAAACAGGAATAGAACCAGTTCCTTTCATTTTGTCTATCATATCATTTCTAGATAAATCCATATTTTTGTACTTATGCTATACTAAGGAAATTTTTATCTTTTTTATACGACTTTGATTGTTCTCCTAAGGTTAATGTTAATATTTCATCTGCAAAATCAAATAACTTCTTTTTATTCCATTTATTTTTTGGACCTTTCATTCCAGGATTAGCATTTACTTCTATTAACCATAAATTCCAGTTAACATCCGGTAAAATATCAATTGCAATCGTTTGCCAACAAACCTTATTTCCTTGATAGCATTTTAAATATTTACTTGAATTCTGAAAAATTACCTTTGTAATAAATTTAATCTGAGGGAGAATTACTCTCTCATAAAAACCAGAACCATATATTTTGGACATTACTTCCTTAACATCAAAACTAAAAACATCATAACCTAAATCAGAACTTAAATTGTATTCTTTATTTATAAAATCCCCTCCTAATTTCAAATTTGTTAAATTACTATACGGATTAGACTTATCACCAAAATACTCTTCCGCCGCTGAAAAAATCATAGAATCACGATAAACATAAAATTTTACTTTCTTGTTTGTAATTTTAATTAATATATACGCTCTTATATTAATTTTTCTTCCAACAGTGTCATTAAAATTAATAATTGAGTTTTTATATGTACCCTTTAATTTAAGGAGAAATGGATCATCTATGTAATAACTCACCACCCAGTCATCTTCATCAGAACTCACAATATACTGTATAATTTGAGACAAAGAACATAAAATTTTAATTCCCTGACCATATTTTCCTTGACTTGGTTTTACTATCCAACACCCTTTTTTACTGTATGCTAAGGCATCTTTAATTTTGTTTTTCCAATCTGGTGATGATTTGTTTATGTTTATAGTTATTGGTAAGAATTTGAAACTTCTTTTGTCTTTTGACAATATTTCATACATGTTTTGTTTATCTCCTAAAAACATTGGGAGGGTTTTTATTTTACCAGAAACATCGCTTTTATTAAGTCCCCCCGATTTAGAAGGGTTTTTATATTGAAGTTTTTGTAATGAATTAAATTTTAATTTGGAATCAGTAATTTTAGGGATATTAATCCATCTCCAGGGATTATGTTCATTATATTTTTTAAATACCTCTTTAAATTCATCATGAAGACTTATTTTTGGACTTATATGGTATAACTTAACATAGGGATCTAAATAATTAATATAAACTTGATTCCAACGCATGGGTATTTTAGTATCTATTTTAGGAATTAAACCTTCGTTATCACAAGTAATTTTAACTATACCATCAAATAATTCATTGTAATTAAACAACCTTATATATTCATCTTGAATCATTAAAGGAGATGTATTAAATTCTAAAAACCAACTTTTACCATATTCATCAATAATAGTGTCCATAGTAAGAAGTTGAAAACATCCTCTAGCGTTTTCATTGTTATATATGTTATAACAAATTAATTCATTTTTAACTAAATTATACAAATTTACAGCTAATTTACTATTTTGAGATTGTATACTTTCCCAAGATACACCCGTTCCTTTTAAACCATCTTTAATGTTTCTTACTTTATAATCCAATGCTTTTTTAAATTCCAAAGTATCGTTTACTTTTATTTCATTGGCGAGATTCATTGCAATAGTATCATAAATCCAAACTGATTCTTTTTCAGGAGTTTTATGGAATAAAATCCATGATTTACAATATGTCGAACTACCATCTACTTTAATAGAAGGTATTCTTTTACTTATAATCCAATCATATTTGTTTCCATATTTTTTAATATGACTAACAACATTGTATGGATTATTTGAAATTAACATACCTTTTTGTAAAGAAGTAGATCCAGGTTTTACATAAACCCAACTACCGATACTCATCATAAATTTTTCAATACTACTTTCATCAATATTTTCAGAAGATAAAATTATTTTACTCTGAGGAGTCGAATTTATCAATTCTTTGCTCTTAAATATTTTTTTAGTCAATACTGCTTTATTAGATAATTGTTCTAAAACTCCAGTAATATTTGCATTTACTACTGTCTTTTTAATTAATGATTTATTTAAAGTATAACCAAAAGTAATTAAAGATGATTTTAAAACACCTTCATCATTTAATTCCTTCCAATTACCCCTACGCTGTAAAGCTTTTTTATAATACGATTTATATTTTGAATCATAAGAGGGTTCTTTTTTTTTAAATATTTTCAAATAATATGTATAAACATCCATAATTCTATTAATTGAAAATATTTTTTTAAAAGTATTAAATTTTTCTAATATATTTAAATTGTCTCTGACGAGTTCTTCTACCTCCCTTACCCCAATTATTACCACCTATTAAAGAATTTAAATCATCTCCCAACGACATATCACTTATCGAAGAACTACTACTTCCCCCCCCACCTATTATGACAGGTCCACTAGGATTCTGTCCAACTAATTCTGTTATTTTAGGGCGTTTTTTAGCACCCGTAGTAATATTAACTATCTCAAAACGTTTTTTACCAAACTGGTAAATTTCATACTTCTGTGGACTATTATCACCTCTACCTTGATACATAACTATGTCACCTTTTTTATAAACACGTGGAACACCCATACCAAGAGCATTTTTTATTTCTATTCTATCACTTGTAACAATATAATTATCACTGCTGGAATTTGTTGATTCCATCCAATTGTTAACTTTTTCATATTGATTTACATATGAACCTGAACCACGACGAATAGGTAGTGTTCGAGATTTAGAAATGTTGTATGGAAGGGGTTTAGAAAAATTATAATCGTTTGATGGCCCTAGTGATCTACATTGACTCATTAATCTATTCCATGTAGGACCACGAGGAATTATATATCTCCCTGTAAGTGGATTAAATCTACCATTATTTTCTAAAAAAAGTTTGCACTGTTCTCTGGACATAAAATCGTTTTTAGGACAACAATTTTTTATGACTGACTTTGAACACTTAACTTTTTTTTTTTGTCCATAAGAAGCTAATCTTAAACTAGTGTTAGCTAATTTTAAGAGTTTGTTTCCTTTTTTTATAATTTTAGAATCACCTAATCCCCTTCCCCTTTTAATCATATGTTGGGCTAAATTTTTTAATTCAGTGCTTTGACGACTAACTCTTGTTTTAACTGCTCTACTACCAAAACGAGCCCCTCTTTGTTTCATACGTTGAAGTTCCCCCAATCCTAATCCAGCATTTCTATACTCAGCAGCAGCTCTCTTATAGGCTCTGTAAGAACGACCTCTCCACAACCCACTTAATCCTGTTGTAGAATATGGCGGAATGTTGGACTTCATAAAACCACTAGCTTCCTTTTCAATTGTAGGAAGTTTTATGGTCTTTCCCTTAGCTTTAGCTTTTTGAATCTTTTTAGCAAAAACCTCGGGCTGGAGTCTATTAAATTCCATTTTGGCTCTCTGCAGTTCTCCTTTTAATAGTTGTTCAGCACGGTCAGTACGAAAACCACCAACTTGTTTGAGAGCATTCTCGGCCATTTTCTTACCAATTTGTCTATAACTAAGACTGGTTGCTCCAAAACGAGCCGCCCTCCCTCTTGTAGGACGATTACTGCGGAGAAGAGCGGGGTACTTAGATAGGCCTCTAGCACCTGTTAACTTAGCTATGTACCTTGATGGAGCACCAACGTACTTACTTGTAACAACGGCTTTTCCCAATTTACCTGCGAATGTTTTGTTATAACCCTTGAAAGGGGCCTGAATGGCTGCAATTGTACCTTTTTGAAGTCCGGAAATAGCTTTGTTTTTAGCCGCACCAGCTTTAACCATTGCCTTTCTAATTATACGATTTTTCTCAGCACCAGCCTTTACTTCAGCTCTTCTTATGAGTTTGTTTACATCTATTCCAAATCCACCCATTCTACGAAGATATGACATATTTAGACGACGTCTACGAGTTACTCTTCCGAATGCAGCCTTTTGTCTTGATAAAACTTTTTTTGCATTAGTTTGACCATAGGAACTTTTACGTACCGGTTGTTTGATTTTTTTTTGAGGAATTTTTCCTTTTGGAATTCTTTTTCCCTTTATTTTTTTTGGAAGGACGAGAAGAGGTTGTTTGTATATATTAGTTGGTAAAGGAGATAAATATTTCCCTTTTTTATCATAACTCCCTACTGTTCCAGTTAAAGCCTCTTGATAAAAAAAGTCTCCTACCGGTGGGTACATTCCCGCAGCTTGTTGAACTGTCCATCCTTTTGGTGTTGCTATCCCTAAAACTACCATTTATTTGTTTTAATTATATACAATAAAAAAAAATAAGTAGTAATTTAATATTCGTCGTCCCATTTAGAAGAACCAGATGGATCATCCCATACTGAACCAACAACTTCTTTATATATAACATTTGTAGTATCTTTAGTTAATGTTTTAACACCTGATTTTTTATATTTCTCTCTCGCTAATTTTCCTGCAGCATCATCTTGTATATCTTTTTGTTTTTTCATTTTTTTGTAGACTTCATCTATACCACCTCCAGTGTTTTTAAGTAGTTGTTCTTGTATTTTTTTTTCATGTCTTATTTTTTTCATGTACAAATAAATACCTACTATTATGAGAATAATTACAACAATTGTAACACCACCTATTATTAAATTTTTCTTTTTAGAATTCATATTTATAGTATTATAAGATAATATTTAAAAAAACTTTTTTGCATTTTTACCGAATTTTCTCATTCGTCTACCAAATTTTTGAACAACATCACTGGCAGCTGTTGCAACATCACTGGCAACTGTTGCAACATCAGGAACTTTCTTTTTCTTAGTCATGTAATACCATACACCTAAGCCAATACCAACAAGTAAAAGTATAACAAATAATATCTTTATAATACCCCCAAAAGAACCAGTAAAACCTCCTCCACCAGCACCGCTACCGCCACTCATTAACCCACCTAGAGCAGTTAAAGCATTAGAATGAGCAGCTCCTGCTGCTTCTATAATTCCAGCAGCATCTAGATCAATAGGTGGGGGCAATGATGCTTCAGATAGATCTGCATTAGCTTTAATAGCATCTGCAAGTTTTTCGTCATATTTATATTTATAATCTTTCTCTATAGTCTCTCTAGTCTCATTCATTACCTTTTTAACAGAATCCAAATTAGAAATAGTTTTAACTACATTTGTAACAACAGTTTTAGATATCATTTTTGCAATAATTTCTTGATCAATGTTTATATTATCTAATTTAGATACAATGTACATTTGGTTTCCAATATTAGCTATTTCTTTATTAATTTTAGTCGTTTCTCCCTTTACATAATCATAATTAGGAAACATTTTATTCAGTTCTATCTTTAACATATCAAGTTGGTCCTTTAATGGTTCAATCTGGTTCTTCTTCATTGTCATAGCTGTCTCATCATAAGTAGTTTTATCTATTTCACCACATACTAAATTTGATTCGTTAGCGGCATTAAGAGTTGATTGAAGATTCTGTGATACTAAACTCTCAGTTCGCTCATCAATCTCTTTCTTTGCTTTTTCAACATTGGCTGCAAATTCTTTACTTCCCTGATCTCCAGAAACAGCGCCTTTATTCTCTTCATGGATTTTTGTACTTTTATCTAAAATATTGTTAAAAGTTTCTTTTAGAGCATTCGTAGTTTGAGATACAGTTTCTTGGGACACATTAGTACTTAATTTAAGAGTAGACGCTATCCTCTGTTTAACGTTTACATCACCGTTTACTTGACAACTACTGCCTATTACAATATCTGAAACATTATTCAAATTAGCAGTTTGTTGTACACTAAGTTGATTACTAGATATAGAACAAGATGTCTTTTGTGTAGCACTTAACATTTGATTAGTTGCAAAAGATATTGATTCACATCCCATAGAACCTTTCTTTAAATTAGTCTGAACATCTACATCTGTTACGCGATTAGAAACAGCATTCGTATCAGTTGTAGTCGTTGAACTACCTCCGGAAGCACCAATGGGACCAATGTGGGCCCCACCGTGTCTTTCTTTAGTCTTTTGGTGTGTTACAACTTCACCATGTTGTTTATCGCTCATTGCATAAGTATTATCCTTATCATCCCATTGCTTACAAGCTCCAATTCCTAACATCGTTAGAGCATTTTGCTGAGCATTTAAGAGGTCGGATGGTTTAATAGCGTCAATATTTAATTCTTCATCCTTTGGGGGACATACAGATTCTTGTATTTTAGATTTTTCTTCATTTGTTTGGGATGAAGGGTCTTCCGTTGTTTCGGATGAAGGGTCTGCATTAGAAATAACGGCATCATATACTTCACTACTAGGACTGCTTTCATCTTCTTCTCCAAAATAAGATTTTTTATGAAATGGGGCGAAATTTAATGGCATTCTGTATAAATTTTCTTTAATAAGGTAAAATATTTTTTTTAAAAAAAATATTCGTATTAAATAATACGAATATGTCAGGAATAATTGAGGCATTAGATGATAATAATTGGCCCGCTGAATGTAATGGTGTTAACCCAGCAATTAAAGATGGTTCAGAATCTAAAACTTGTACTTGGTTAAATGAATTAGATTCTAAACAATGCAACGATCCTACAAATAATTATTTTAATTTTAGAAAACAAATAAGACAGGGATTTTTAAAAAATAATTCTATATTTAATAATTTCGGTAGTGAAAAAATGATGAAAGATGTTAGTGAGAATAAGTTAACATGTGTAAATAATGATAAAGTCAATCATTGGGATTTAACACATGATTTTTGTACTTCAAGTAGTAATAATAATGTTGGTAATCCTTATTGTGCTTCATATTTTTCTAAATTTACTGAAAAAATCCCTTGGAAAAAATCTGAAATAGGTGAAGATAAATTTACTAAAAAAATCCACGATTATCGTGAAACCCTTGGTAAAAAATGTGAAAATGCTACTCAATTAACTAGCGCTAATTGGACTGATAAAGTAGATCAACTAGAACCTTCAATTACAAAAAGTTTATCAAAAAAAAAGACTTTAAATTACAGACCATGGGTTAGTGAAGGTGAACAAAATCCTTATGATATGACCCCCGAAGAGTTTGAAAAATCTAATTGGAATATATATGCTAATAACAGTTCAGATGAATGCGAAATAAATCCATCTCCAGGACCGAACTCAAATCCATCTCCAGGACCAAGCTCAGATAAAAAAGATCTACCTAAATGTGAACATCGTGGCTTATATTACGATAATATTAAAAGATTTGGTGTCGAAAATAAAGCATTAGCAATTCCATCTAGTTACACAAATAGTAACGACCGAGATACTGGTGGAACAGTGGATAAAATAATAGGAGCTCCTTGGTGGGATCCTGATTTAAAAGTTTGTGGATGTGCAATGCCTTATGAAGAACAAATTAGAAGACACCATTTTAATAATTACAATGATTTTGCAGGTTCTTATGGTTCTGCAGAGAGAAAGAAATTTCAAAAAGATGATGTTAAATATTTTAATTTTGGTCCGGAAAAATATAAGAAGGTTTCTGTTAGTGGAAATAGCAAATATGGCATAGGACCTGAAAGTATTGTACTACATGGTGTTGGTAATGAAAAAGATAAGCCATCTACATCTATTATTCGTCAATCTTTAATAAATAGACTTCAAGCACCTAAAACAAATGATTATTTAGATTCAATTACAATTAAAAACTGTAATAGGGCAGAACAAATAGCAAAAAATGCTGAATTGTATAATATTGAGTTAAGTGAAAATGAACAAGCTTATGTAAACAAATTGAGAAAAGATTGTATGGTTCCTATAAATGGTATTTCTCCTCCAGTACCTGATTATAAACGAAAGACAGGATGTTATGATGATAATGGTAAATTTATGGCTAATAGAGAAGATTGTTTAGTTAAAGATAGAAATTATTATCAAGTTGATAATAGAAAAGATTCTCCTTATTATCAAATAGGAGGTATTACTTGTTTAGGAGGAGCTGATAATTCAAATGTATGTGGAAGAAATTCCGGAGGAAGTCCTTATAATTATGGAGGTGGTTCTTTTGGAGATGACAGTATTAATTCTAGTTTACCTGCACCAAACGATGGTAGCGGTGAAAAAAATAGAACATCTGGTTATAATGTAAAATACGATGAGACTGAAATACCTAAAAGTATTCCAATGTATTTAGAAACTCATAAGAATAAGTTGAACATTAAAGATGCCTCTCCCATTGTAGTTGATGATACCGGTATTACTAAACCTTCAAATAGTATTTGGAGTTTATATAAAGATGACAACAATTCAGATTTTGCTGATCCTAATACTCTTTCAGGTAATGTTGTTTTTGAATCAAATTCAAAAGATAGAGGTTGGGAACCTTTATGTGATTCTGGTGATAAATCTGTTACTTATCAAATAAACCAGACTTCTTTAGCAGTTGAATCAGGTGGGCAAATAAAAGGTGATGTAAATTTGTCTTCGGAACAAAAATCTAGTTTTGGAAAAGAACCTGTTATAAAAAAGACCCTTGCAATGCATGATGCGTTAACAATAGCAATATATGTTTTGATTTCTTGGACAATTATCTCTTTTATGTGCAAACATAAAAAACAATTAAAATCATTTTTTAAAAAGTAATATCAAGGTCGTCTAAAAAAACTTAAAAAAATAAACATTATGGTTAGTACAGTATATGTTTTATTGAGTATATTTACCATAATGGATATTCAAATTAAAGAATTTAATCCAAAATCAATTGACCCCTGTAGGGTATGCGTGTTTGTTGGAAAAAGAGGAACGGGTAAGAGTTCATTGGTAACAGATATTCTCTATCACCAAAGAAAAATCCCAATGGGAGTTGTTATGAGTGGCACGGAGGAATCCAACGAACATTATAAAAAACACATACCAGATTTATTTATCTATGGAGATTACGAACCCGACGTAGTTAGTAAAATTATTCAAAATCAACGCGAAGCTGTTAAGGGAAAAAACCCCCAACCTTGTTTTATGTTACTGGATGATTGTATGTATGACAACAAATGGACTAGGGACAAGGATATCCGTGGTATTTTTATGAATGGTAGACATTGGAAGATTCTCTTTATGATTACAATGCAGTATTGTATGGATCTTCCACCTGCTCTACGGGCAAATATAGATTATGTATTCATCCTTAGGGAAAATATTATTCAAAATAGGGAAAAACTGTGGAAAAATTTCTTTGGAATTTTTCCAACCTTTGATAGTTTTTCAGAGGTAATGAATGCATGTACGGAAAATTATGAATGTCTTGTACTTGATAATACTTCGAAAAGTAATAAAATAGAAGACGTTGTATTTTGGTATAAAGCTAAAGTAGGAAGGCAATTTAAAATGGGCTCAAAGGAACTTTGGGAACACCATAAGAGAAATTACAACCCAGGCCATGACGGCCCTCGAGGGAAAATAGACCCAGCTAGTTTAAAAAAGCAATCTAAGCAACCTAAAGTCAAAGTTACTAAAACTGACACAACTGGAAAGAAAAAAGTTAAGAAAAAAAAGAAATAAGCGTGCTTTAACCTAAGTATGATTTAGGAGAATATAAACCCTTAGGGGCAATTTGACAATGAGGTCCTTGTTGGGGAAGAGGGGTATTCTCCCAAGTCATCATACATTCAGAATTCTTACCACAAGGGGCAAAATATTTTTGCGTGACACCTTCAGAGTTTACTAGTGGTTTACCACCATCAAAAAGAACACTAGTGCGCTCTCCCGAGCACGAGTTAGGGCTACCAGCTGGGGCTAATTGATTTCTCTGGACGGCGTTTGTATCGTCTAACTGTTCTCTAATTTTTTGTCCATTTTTTTGAAAAAATTGTCTAAGTTGGTGGCTAGTTGTTAATTTACCATCAACAGCTTTATTAATATAAAATGCGTAAAGGTCGCTGCTAGGGCGTTGGTCTGTAAAATAAGCAGCTGGTTGGCGGAAACTTGTGAATTGGTCATTGGCTAGGGTTGTTGGAAGCCAGTGGTAAGCATTCATAACGGAGTTTGTTCTTCCAGCGTTAAATTGGCTTCCGTTGCTCATTTGTTTAATATGGGTATTTAATTTAATAAAATATTTTTTTATTTGTGTTAATTTCGCAATAATAATTTAATTACTTATCTTCTTCATTTTCTTCTACCTCATCATCTGTAGTTTCTACTTCAACTTCCTCTACTTCAACTTCTTCTTCTTCTTCATCTTCCACGGTATCTTTAGCTACCTTATTGCTTTCATTAGGAGATGGAAATTGCCGAGATAGAAAACCAGAAATCTTTCTTAACTGATCATCCATTGCCTCTACTTGTTTAACTTGGTTTTTAGTCATTCCTCCAGTAGAATTTATTTTAATTGTTTCTTTTTTAATTTTCTGAATCTCCCTAAGCATATATAAACTTACACCTAGCGCTCCACCTGCGGCTATAAGAGGTAACCATTTTATAATAACAGATTCAGTAGAAGGAGCAGAAAGTTGTGATGGTTTTTTAGAACTCATTTTGTATAGTTATATATTTATATAAATCATTAAGTAATTTTAAGTTTATTTAAAGTAATTTTACAAAGTAAAATTCTTAGCGATTGTTCCAATACGCTTAAAGTTTTTTTACCCACCAAGACGGATATTTACAATATTCTTTATTACTGTCTTCATGATTATGGACATGTAATTCTAAACCATAGTCATTTACAAAATTATTTACAGCTTCTACAACTAAAGGCCAGTGCTCTGAATAATCATCTCCTGCCATAATACCACCTGGTTTTAATTTATCCCACCAATCTCTAATAGTTTTACCCCCTTCTTCTCCGGTGTGGGCATATCCATCTACATAAATAAAATCTATTGATTGTGGTCTAAACATTTCAACTGCTTCATGGAATTTCATCCTAACTATAGTATTTTTTTTATACCAAGGGCTTAAATTATCTATTGCTCTTATGTATTGTTTGTAATCATGAATACTATTTGAATCATTCCAGCTATCTATTGAATATAAATGGTGAAACCATCCTGTTTTAAGTATTTCTTTTGAAAAATCTCCTTCGGCTACACCGAGTTCTATTGCTATACCTCTAGGAGCATTATAAATTAAATCAACACGATTCATTTTAAAACTTTTTATAATTTGATTCTATTATATTTTTAATACTATTTATTATTTTTTGCATTTGTTCTTCTGTTCCATCCCAATTGTATACTTTACAATTTTTATTTCCCATTTCAAAAAAGTTTAGTACGTTGTTTTGATAAAGTTTTATAAATTCAGAAGAAACTCTACTACCTTGGATTATTCTATCGGAGGGAACGGTTTTAATGTAAAAAAAATAATTCATAATAGATGTTTTAGATTCAAAATATCTAAATAAACTTTTAATTATTTCATATTCAATATCATTGAGTTTTTTATAAGTTCGTAAACTATTTACAAAAACATAAAAATCACTAAAAATACTTCTTTCAAATATATCAGCCTTTTTTCTGTGAAAATTGTTATTACTATTAGTTACATTAACAATACGAGTATACTTATCAAATATACTTTTTATCAAAACTATAAAAATACTATTGTTTTGAATATTTTCTTGAGTTATTTCTTTCCAAAATTTTTCAAGGAGGGGGTAATATTTCCAATTATATAGAGGTTCTCTGTGATATTTAATATTTTTATCTCCACTAAGATTAGATATAAAATAAGAACCTACATTAGATCCAGGATCACTTTCAATTGCAACTATAAGTGAATCATTTACTGCCATTAATGAATGTTGATTTGAGTTATAAACTCAATTATATTTTAAATCAATATTCATTTTTAAAGTTAAAACCGCATACATCAGAACAATAGTATTAATATTACTGCTAATATCAATACCGTTAAATATTTGTATACTGGAAATAAATCTATTTTTTTATCGATTGATTTTTTATTTTCTTCTGTTTTATAATATTTATCCAATTCTTTTTTAATATTTATTTCAGGTTTTAAAATATTAAAAATATCTTCAATATCTCCGGTGCTTACATCTTTTCTAATTAAAAAATCAATAAGTAACTGAGGATTAAACCATACAAAATCATTTGGAATATCAATAATTTTTCTTGCGTCTACTGTTATTATTTTTCCTTTTCCTATTGAGAGTTCAGTAATAGGATTAACAATTGTTTCATTTAACTTTATATCTTGCATACTTTTCGGAAAATACACCAAATCATATCCTCCAGATAAATTGTTAATACATTTATTTCTTCCAGGAACCATAGGTTGACCATCAGGTACACCTGAACCAGATGCATTTCTATCATTACAGAAACAACAAGGGCAGATTGCATATTCAGAACTAGCACTTCCAAATTTTTTACAATCTTTTGGATATAAAGGTGGGAATCTCAATATAGGTTCTACACCTTTTATCAATACAATAACATCTCTAAAACTAGTTGTAACTGTTCCTTCGGCTGAGGAAATATGATCAGGAAGATAAATAGTACATTCTTCGATTTTACACTCTGTTGGTGTATATTTTTCACATAGGTTTTTTAAATAATCATCATTAAATCCGTCTAAATACTCTTGACAAAAATTTATTGTTTGTTTTCGATTCGGGTTTTTTTTATTACATAATTTATCTGCTATACATACTTCATCTGCAATATATGTATTAATACTTTGTTTATCCATTTTTAATAACTTAATACGAGTACTACTATTAAAGAAATATTTTTTACTTAGTTAAAATAAACAAGAAAAACTATAAAAAAAATAGCGAATAATACAGGAAAAAAATAATTGTTAAAGTAATATTCTGGATACCAACCAAAGTATATATTCTCTTTACCACTCAATTGTGTGAATATAGCATTTTTTGTCCCGTATTGTTGAATATGTTGATCTCTTCTGTACGGCATTTTAATAATATATAACATAAATATTTTATATTTTTACAAACTTAAATTTCTTCATCTTCGTCTAAATTTTCTTGCATTCCTAAAAGATCTAACCCTATAATAAAATTACCATTCTTCCAGTTACCCATTTCATTATTAGGATATCTCAACTTCTTACGAACAACTTCAAGGTTATATTGTGAAAACACACCAAGATAAAAATCTGAAGTCCACTTATGTTTAGGCAATGAGTTTTCTTTAACATGTTCATTAAATTCTCTTTGAAAATCTTGCATATAACAATACATATCTTTCTTTAAAATAACCTTCCCTGAATTAAGGAAATGTTGCAAACTATTAGTACTTTGAGCCATCTCCTGTTGGGTTTCTCTAAAATATTCAGGAACCATCTTCCAAATATCTTTACCCTTAAATTTTTCAATAGCACTCAAATAAGCACAATTCATCTTCTTCAACAAAATAGGAACTTCCTTATCTAATTTCTTCTGAAGATCAGGATCAGCATTAGTAACACGATTGTTAAACTTAGCAACCAAAATACGCCTACTCACCGATAAACTATTATCGGTAAAACCAGGAGGTTCATTACCAGCAAAAAGAACAGGAGTATTCCAAATAATATATTCACTTGGATGGTGTTTAATAGCAACCTGCATATCACCACCTTCAACCAATAACTGAAAATCCGTCTGTTCTAAACCAAAATCACTCTTAATTTCTGGAGCGAGAATAAGTAACTTATTCATCAAACTACTCAAACCAAATTTCTTCTCAATGTTATTACTCAACACACCAACATCAGAAGAATCATAAAATTTTTTTATAACTTTTGTAATAGTTGATTTACCACTCCTACCTACCCCCTGAAGGAAAAGTGCCATCTGCCAATCATCAAGTTCTCCAATCTCATACAAGAGCCTACCCAAAAAAATATAAATCCACTCACATACGTCTTTTGGAAAATTTTGATAATCTAGGATTGATTGGAATGTTGGTGTTGGAATGTTCCACCAGTCGTCAACATCTTCAAAGTTTTCAAAGTCGATTGAAAAATATTTCGAAGATACTACGTCTGCATCTAATACTTCATCTGCACCGTATTCATAAAAATGATCAACATACATTTCATTTTCTTCATCCCATTCCATAGCTACATAGATATCATTCTTAAAAGACCATACATGGCGGTTTTTTTGAAGATCTTTTACCATGGGATCAACGCAATTCATAATATAATCACATACTTTTGAAGGATTGCTTGGATTTGATGTGGCATTTTTCCATTGAATATAGTTAGTTCCAATGGGAGTTTGTTTGTAAATAAATTCTTTTATTTTAGAATGTTTTTTCCAAGAGTGGGTAAACCACCCACCAAACTTTTTAGGAACATAAACTTTTTCATATAATTCTTCACCAACTCTTCTCAATCCATTTTCATAAATTTTAGAAGTAATATAAATAGCAAGATTTTGATAAGAATTATTATCACTCTTATCAGCACAATTATAAAATAATTCCAAACCAATGTCAGGTTTTTTAGATGCAGCAACAGCACAATCATTATCTGTATAAACCCACGAAGTAACTAAAAGCTTACAACCATAATGAACTCTCTGTGCAACACGATACATTTTAGTGTAAACTTCATTTACATCATCTTCTTTAATCTCTTTAGGAATTATTTCTTGTATCATAAGTCTTTGAATAAGCATAAAAACTTGAACTTTACAAAGATCGATACATTCATCTAAGTCCTTAAAATTAATTTGATCGGGATTATTAATACCAATTTTAACCATAACATCCTGAGGACTAATTAAATTAGAGCTGTTGTTGTTACCATCTAACCAAAGACGATCAAGGTAATCCACCATTTCCATGAGTTCATCTTTAGAACAATTTTCAAAACGACTCTTGTATTTAGTCAAATAATTAACACGAGAATCATGATCTTCCATAGTTACTTTTGGTGTATTGTAAGTTATAACGAACTCTTAAATAATTATATCTGTATTACTTTAGGTTAGTTAATTTTTGTTAAAATAATTAAAGCGTACAAAGATCATTTTTTTTATAAAAATACTAGTAAATAGTAGAGTGTTAAACTGTTACATAAATAATGTTAAGCTCAAGTCCACCAAATAATAATAAAAATTATATGAAAGATATGGAAAATATCATAAATATAAAAGTTAATGCTGTACAAAAGACATGTTTTTATATTAGATTGGATCCTAACGGGGGTGTAGAGGAATGTAATATTTTATGGAATGATCCTCAGGAACTGAGAAATGAGTTCCATAGAATAAAAAATTCCACCCAACATAAAAAGGTATGGAAATTAGAGGGAGATCATACCTTTTCTCTTGTAATGTATTGTTCTAGAATTGACAACCAAATTTTAAATACCCATATTTTACCCTATGGTTTTAATAATGATTTTACAGGTTCTATTTATATTTTTAAAGAGAGAAATGAATTTCCCCATAGTTTTCGTTCTTGGGAATACACTAAATTTTTTGAAAATTCATACTAAACAATCAACAATATATTCTAATTTCTCATTGTTATTTAATATTAATATACTGTAAATAATGAGAAATTGGAAAATAAATAATAGTAATATCGAAGGTAAAGGAGTAATTGTTACTGATAATATAATAAAAGGCAGTAATTTAGGTACCGCTTTAATAACAAATAATAAAAATAAATTTAAAATAACACAGCATCTAGGGAAATGGATAAATCATAGTGACAAGCCAAATTGTATAATAATACAACTTTCCCCTGGTAAATATTCCCTTGTAACCATTAAAAATATCTCTAAAGGAAAGGAAGCTACAATGAGCTACCATGAAACACCATGGTACATAGCATCACCACAAACACTCAAAATACCAACAAAGTATAAAGAAAAATATGGAATGGGTGGTTATACTAATTGGTGGGCTTAAGACAGTTTTAAGCGCCTAAAGCAACGCAACGTTCGAAAGTGTCCGTAGGCACTTTGCGATTGACGGAGTCAATACGCGAAAGAACGGGCTAGTAATCGTAGATTACTCTAACGGACGCTTTAATGTTCTGAGTTTTCCCAAACTAAATTACACCAATCTGCGTATGAATTTATTTTATCTAAAATTTCAAATCCATTGTCATCTCTAAAATTTCTAATCATGCACCATGTTGTCCATAACTGATCATCCCAAGCCGTCATCCATTTTTCTGCTGGAGCATCTTTTCTTAACTTAGTAATTTTTCCCTGTGTTAAAATTTGTTCTTTGTAATTTTCTACTTCTTCATCTGTAGAACTATCAATTATATCATTTGTAGATTTTGCTAATGGTTTAATGTTTACTCTAAGGGTATCGTTTAAAATATCCATTATTGTTTTTTTTTCACTTTACAAGTTATTTAAAAAACAATAATATATTATTTTTTGAATTTGCGCGAATTATTCGTCTTCTTCATCATCACTAGCTAAATCTGTTAACGATAATTCATTAAGTTGTTTTTGAATTTGTCTATCTAAAGTAAATGTTAAATTGTGACCTTCTACATACTCGACTGTTTCTTCATAAATATATTTATAAAATATTTCTGCCTTTTCTTTAGCATTACCTTCTTTAAAATCTCTATCTAAAGCTCTCTCGCGAAAAAAAGCTTCGTATCGTTCTTTAATAGTTGCTTTTTTAGGGGGTATTTTTCTTTTAGTAGCTTTTATCTGAAGAGTTCCCGATGGGAGATTGCATTTTTTAATTTCTTTTTTTCTCAAACAAGGAAGAATAAATTTATTCAATTCTTTCTTTCTATTATTGAGTAATTTAGTTTTTGTAGCTGTAATTTTTAATTGCTTATTAACATCTCCCAATTCTTTTATTCTTTCTTTTACTTCTTCAAAATTCTCCACATCATCAGGAATATCATCCTCAGTAATATCTTTTGTAGGCATTTAAAACTATAATAATGATTATACTTTATATATAACCATAATTATAATTCTTTAAGCGTTTTTTCGTTAGCGTATTGACTCCGTCAATCGCAAAGTGCCTACGGACACTTTAGAAAATCGCTAAGCCCACAACTCTGTTGTGATGCTTTAAGCGTTTTTTGAGTTCAAAAAAACCCAATCTCTAAAATTACATCAATCCATTACCACCACGGTCACCAATGTTAAGACCACCATCAGTACGCTGGTTAGCATACGACGACTGCTGGAAAGCAACGAGAGGGCGATCAAGGTAATCGGCAATTGGAGGAGCAGGACGCTCACTGCTAACAACCTCTTGGGGAAGGCCAAAGTTAGTGGGAGCACCAAACTGCTCGATTGGAGAAAGATTGGTGAGAGCAGCTAGAGCCTGTGCAGCCTCCTGAGTAAGTTCTTGAGTGTCAGTATTTGGGCTAGCCTTAGGTAAAAGACTACTTGCGGCAAACATAGGAAGATCCTTAGCGCACTGGCTAAGCTTAACGTCACGACCGGGGTAATCTACTGGGGGGTAAGTATTGCCTCCGAGTTCACCACAATAGTCTACAAAACCATTTCCGGTTGTAGTATTACCATAATAAGTGCACTTACCAGGGGCATTAAGACCAGAAGAAGGTTGGTTAGATGCTAATTCAAGATTTACATTGGAAGGGTTTGTGTATGCTAGAACGGCATCGGAGTACTCAGCGCCTCTTTGGAGAACATCTTCGGGGGTACTGGCGACATCCATTGTTATATTTCCTTGGTAATTTTGAACTGCTTCGGTAGCCTTTACAGATGGACCGGAAGTACGAACCATTTTCTGAGTACTAGCCATAGCTTCTGGTGACATCGCTGGTCCTGGTCCTGGTCCTGCAACTTCAGTGAAAGCTTCTTTAGTCTCATCTTTATTAATAGTCATCATCATTAACATAGCAATCGCCATTACAGCAGCAGCTACGCCAACATGTTTATTGTTCCATGTAGCGGCAGTAGGAGTTTCCATTATTATTTCTGTATATACTTAATAAATATAAAAATTCTCAGAAAAAAAACCACAATTATTATTTTTTTAAAAATTTTACTTAATAATATTGTACACAGGTTAATGAAATTCATCTGTATGGGCAATAGATTCTATATCTAAATTTTCAAGATCTTCATCTTCTTCTTCGCCATCATCATTTATGTCATCATTATTAAAAAGATAACCACGAGGAGGTTTCTTAAATCTAAAAACTTTAGCAGCTCTTAATTCCCAAAGAAATTGACACGTATCTTTTGTAAAAAGCAAATACTTAAGTTTTAAAATAGGAATGGCAATGTTTCCCTTCTTAAATACATTTTTAGAAATTTCATTACCCTTTAAATTATAAAATAATGTTTCAAGATTATCATCCTTTAAATAAGGACAAACTCTCATCCAATATCCACTCGAACTGTTTTTTGGAATACGAATGAAATTCTTATACATATCTTCCACAACGTCTAATGGTAAGAACTTACCAAACCAATCATGACTTGAAGAAGAAATTTTATCTATTGTAAAATTATTTAATTTTTGGCACCAATCAAAAACATCTTTTGTATAACCCTCATGTATACTTCCCCATTCTAATTCAGCACTGTCATTTTCAGAACTAAAATTTTTAATAATATTCATTCTAGGAAATTGCGCAATAATAGGTTTTTTTCCATGTTTTACTTTACTTATGTAATACTTACCATTCTTGACAGGTGTAGAAATTTTTAAACCATCAACATCATAATTAGTAATTAAAAGAGGATCCATATTGATTTATATTTATTTATTAATACGTATTTTTATATTATTTAGTCAAACGAATTATACCCCAACCTATTCTTTTTCCAGCATTTCCTGTAATAAGACTTTCCTTATTACCACCCATTCCTAAATCATCCTTATCTTCATGAATAACTAATCCTCTATTCAAAATATTTGCCTTACCTGGATATAAAGTTATAACACTGTCGCTAATATTAACATTAGAACAACGCGTTTTACAATCATTACAAAAACCTTGAATGACAATATTTCCTAAATCACCAACATGTCTTTCAGGATCCCATGGAGATCCATGGTTTTTACCATAGGGATTAAAGTGTGCTCCTAATCCCTTTCCACAACAAAGAGGACCCTCCCATTCTTTACCAGGAAGAGGAAGAGTATTTCCTTCATGAACATGAATACCATGATGAGAACCATCAGAAGGATAAAAACCACAAACTTTACCCTCTATTTTAACAGGTTTATTAGGACCATCTTGGGTAAAAATAAGCTGACCTTTAAGTCTACCACTAAGGTCAACGATAGCCTCCATTTTATATAACTATTAAAATAATTAGTAGTTAATATACTATAATACCTTATTTTTAAATATAATGCAATTAAATAATGATTGCATAGATTTAATAATAAAAAAAGCAAATATACGATGTCATAAATGTCATTGTCATATAAACCCTATTTTAAATAATAATTATTTTATTCAAAGATTTAGATATGGTTTATGGTACTACTGCTCACCTAGTTGTTGGACCCATAATTAATACATATTTTACAAAGTAAAATTACTTTAGCATAATGGAACAATTGCAAGAATTTTACAAAGTAAAATTACTTTAAATAATTACAAAGTTCTTGATTTACACAAGCACCAAATCCAGCGTTTACAGTCTGACGATTCTGGAATTTCATTATCTCGTTGTAATTCTCCCTACTCTGTGGAGCTATGTAACCACCCGTAGAACCAGCACCAGGCATAGGACCACGATCACATAGAGTGTAGTACGAATCAGGACGATTCTTAATAACAGACACCGAAGATGTAGGGGCATCGGCAACAGCCCATTTTCCACCCGCCATCCGCCCAGGAAGCTGATTAGCCTTGTAATCAGAAACATTTGTAGGTAAAACACGTGTATATTCGTGAAACCCACCTGAAGCAGGAATACTTTCGTTAAGGGCTAAACCAGGACCAACCTGAATTCTCTCTACTGGATGTTCATTTGTACGATAACGGAATGTTTGATTGTTAGATTCAATCTGTTTTGTGCGATAAATATTCAAACCAGGACCTTGACGACCCGATGTACCATACTGATAACCATATGAAGTAATTCTTTCTTTAGGTGTGAAAAAACTTTGTGTTTCAGTCTTAGTAGGTTTTCCTATCATGTCTCTGTTTTTTTGTTGTTCTCTTCCAGAAAATACATCTAATATTGTCGATCCAGCATTGTTATCTAAATCATCTATACTAGTTTGATTAGTTTGTATAGGAAGATCCTTAGGATTAATCCATTTATTGTTATCTAAAACACCATTCATGTAAGTTTCATAGTAATCTTTCATTGGAACACCTCTAATTGTTGTAGGACCCCTAGAATTATTGTACTTTCTACTATAGGTTCCAAGATCTTCGCCATTGTTTATCATGGCCCCTTGACCTCTGTAAAAACTATCAAGATCTGTAATGTTAGAAAATCCATCGTTATTTTCCGATAAAAATTGCTGATTAGGGGAAACTGGTACAGTAGAAGCCTTTCCTTGTCTAGCAGGGGTTGTTTCTAAACCAAAATAATTATTTACCTCTGTATCTGTATACGCCTCTTTTTTCTTTTTTTGCTCATGAAATGCGGCAGCTCCGAAAACTACTGCAGCGCTTAAAACAACAGGTAATACTTCCATTATATAATACTTATTGTGTTTATTATAATGAAAGATTATTTTTTAAAATAAAAACCTAACAAATACAAGAAAGTCATACTTACATGGGATAAGGCATACTTCCCTGTTGCTCACTAGAAATACCTATGTTTCTGCAATAATTACTGTTATATTTATAAACTTCGTTCATTTCCCGATCACCCAACATATAACGACTATTAAAAGAAAAATCAGTACAATTAGGAGTATTCCAACTCTCTTTTACTAATTGACTACTATGAAGACCACCTCTTTGTGATTCCGCTTGGATAATATGACGAGGTTGTTGAACATCTGTAGTAGCCCAAATACGATTTTGTGAATTTGTACTATTTTGATCAGAACTAAAATATCCGTCACCGCTCTGAAATCTTCCAAAACTTAATCCACTAAAATCATTGGCACTCTTTGAAACACGAGAATAAACTGGAAGAAGAGATTTTCCTGTATCTAAAAATTTTTGTAAAGGCCATTGTTCGTTGTTTTTTTTTTGGGCATTAGTTAGCTGGGATTTTGCAGAATCTACATTCATAGTAGAAACCCAAGGCATCTTTTTAGAATTTGTTAAAACTTGAACATAAGGATTTCTAACTGGATCATGAACCCAATCATCTACGGCAGTTTGGTTTACATGCCACTGAGAATACGTATTCATTTTAATTGCTACTTTAATTAAAAGGAATATTATTTTTTTAAAAGGAAATACGATTAACAATTATTAAGCTCAACAAAATTACGAAGTTCATTGCGAGTAGAAATACCACACTGATGAAGACTAACATCATTACCCGATCCAGTCTTGTAATTCATTATAATATGATCAGAATTCTGTACAAGCTTAGGATCAACATAATCCCAACGGTTATTAGTACGAACAGCAGTAAGACCATCATCATCAACAGCAGGGGTATCTAAATTGTAGTTAATTGTTTGAACACTATTTAAATAGGTAGCCATTGCAGGTGATACTCCGTCTTTTTCCCATTTTACCGTTCTAAGCATGGGTGGGTGAGTTACAACTTGTGTGACACCGTTGGCAGATTTTCTATTTAAATGAACTGGACTACGAAGTTGGCTGCTTACGTCAATGTTTTTTCTTGATGTAGTGGCAGTTCCTAATGATGGGGTTGTCTTGTATGGTACTTTGTAAAGAGTTGGGAGATCGTTGAGATGAGTTGGTTCACTACGCTCATAAATATTGGCAATGTTATATTGTTTCATGTTACCAATTGGAGTGTAACCCGCATTGGGGTCAGAAATAGGAGACCTAACATAATTTTTATAAAATTTCATGGGTTTTCCTGTAAGTTGTTGGCCATTCTCTAATTTTTGAGGAAGAGACATACTTGTTGTTTGTATATTAAAAACATTTTTTTTATTATTAATAAACAAATTTAATTAAAATTAAAATAGAACTAAGACAAATATTAAAGCATCGTGCTTTGCACGGCTAGTAATCGTAGATTACTTCGCTTAGTGGTTTATGTCACAGTTTTACATTGGACCTGGGGCTGGACCAGAAGCAGCACCACCAGCAGCAGCACCGGCAGCAGCAGCAGCAGCCGAAGCCGAAGCCGAAGCCATGACAAATGGTCTACGGATACCATCGACAACTCTATCAATTATTACACGAGGGGTGGGAAATCTACCTGTCTCACGGTGCTCTGTTACAATAATATAAACGACATACAAAATAAGTGCGTACATAGCATAGTTTACGATGGGGGGCATCATTGATTGGTTTGGGCGGGGGTCCATTTTATTTAATTTATAGCTTTTAATTAGAATAAATATTTTTTTTATTAAATTAATACAATAATTAAAATTTATCCACCATTTTCTGTTCCAGTTGCTTGAGCTAGATTTGATAAAAACTTAAATTTATCTGGATCATTTGCCCAAATACTTACATATTTAGGATTTACGTAATTTGTAGGAATATTGTAACAAAATTGTGAAAATTGCTCTTGAGCTACAGGCAAAGTATCACCGGGTTGGGGTGTAAACCTAGTTTGAGCATTGTTTTTATGAAATAGCATTCCCTTCTCATCTTGAATTACACCATCCTCATAATCTTTGTCCATTTTCATCATAGTTTTAGGATTTCCATAATTACATGTTCCGTAAAACTCAGGTTTTTTACCATAATCAGTTGGAAGAAGTGTTCCCATAGGATTTTGTGGAGTGGGTCCTCTACATTTAAGAGGACCAGGGGGACCTTGTGGATCAACTTGATTTCTCCATACTATATCTAAATCTTGGCCCTCTGTAGAATTTAATGAGGGATTTGATGTATAATTAGACATAAGATTTATGTCTGCTACAGGCGGTTCTAAGGGTATTTTATCAATATTTAGTTCGGGATCAACTTCTTTTTCAATAATTGGTTCTACGCCTGTTAGAATAACTATTCGTGTACCATCGATAGGGAAATCATATTGCCATGGACGTTCAAAGAATACCAACCAAGGAATTTCACTTGCAGTATTTTGAATATCATTAACTTCATTAGCCTGTGATAAACCCTGCTCAGGATTCTCTAATCTTACAATTTGTCCTGGTGTAATCTTACCTCTATTAAACAATTGGCAGTAAAAACTGTCTTTTTTTACTGGACTGGCTAATTTTGTTTCACTATTAATGCCTCTAGCTCCTGTTGAAGGTTCGAATGTTTCTTTAACTTTTATTTGTTCTGTTGAATTTTTCCAAACAACTATCAGTATTACAAGTCCCACACAAAACCAAAATATTTTTTGAGGATCTTTTGTCATTATACTTATAATTATACTTAATATAATAATTATTATTGATAAACTATTAATATTTTTTGTAGTTGAAAAATATGGATAATTTCTATCAAATTCAGTTTTAACAAAATTATTAATTTTAAATAAATCCCATGGTTCATATATCCATAATCTATTTATTGGAATAGAAGTACTCATTTTATAACTATACCAAGAAAAAAGATTATCAAAAATTACTAACAGTAATTATTACTCCATACAGTTTGAATAATATTTTCGACATTTGCATCTTGTGGGTGAATTTTACAAGATAGTAAACATAAAAGATGAATATATTTCCAAACAGTATCCTTAACATCATTAGTAGCAACTGGCCACCATACTGATATATCTAAATCTTTAAGAATAGGAGGGCATACATCTGTCGTTAGTAGAGTATCATCTTTTTTTATAACTTTCTCGAGATGGGGGAATACGTATTTAATGTACTTTCCTACAAGAATTTTTCCAGAAGATTTTTCTACACTCTCAAGCATGAGAAGTTTTGATTTTATTTTTGTCTTCATGTCGGGAAAGGCTTCAATTAAATCATTCATCAATTCTTTAGTAGTTGAAATAAACATTTTTGTTGGATTTGAACTTGTTATCGTAGACATGATTAAGAGTTAATGTAAATATAATATCTATATATAATTACTATATACAAACTTTAAATAATTTATTTTTTTACGCAAAAATAATGTTTATTTATTATAGTAACTTTGATGAGTAAATATTTTATACCCAGTCCCATTACGTATTCAAAAGTAGTTAACACTGTATCAAATTTAGAAAATTTTGAATTACAAAAATTAGCCCATGGTCCCGAACCAAGGGAAGATGGTAGTGTTTGGGATGAAAAAATGGGAGGTGAGGGATTTCCTATAGATTTTGAATGGGATTTTGATAGTAAAAAAATGGTCGTAAATCCAAAAACAGGATTCTGTTCAAAAAAACTTAATATGGATTTACTGAAAAAAAGTTTAAGTGTTCTTGACCAAGGAAAAAAAGAAACTTATATTTATTCATATCCACCTATAGGCTATATAGAATCTACGTCTAGTGGAATTATTCCTAATCCATTTCCTAAAGGTATAAATTGTGTTATATGTGGAGACCCAAGCGATATTAGTAATCCGCAATTATATATTAATGATATTCCACAAATACCTAATAGTGAAATTAGCAACATATATCATTCAACAGAATGTTTTCAACCAAACAATAATTCATTAGTTATTAGTGAATATGGAGCATCTACTGTTTTTAAAGACAAACCTGTTGGGTATCCTTATATTCCAGTTAAAACAGGGAAAACAGCAGGAGTTAAACAAAAATCAAAGACGATGACATATTTAAGTATAAAATACAAATATACAGAACAGAAAAAACCTTGTGAAATAAGATTTTTTAATAATGGAACATATACAATTATAAGTGCTCCATGGGAATTAGTTGATAATAAAAATTTTGAAAAAGAATTTTTAACTAGAGTTAAAAAAAGCCTCGAAACACAAGGAATTAAATACGTAGTAAATGAAAATACAACCCAAGTAAATGGAATAGGTACTTGGTTTGATACAATCAAAAGTGACAAAGAAAATAAGAATTTAATACTTAATAAAATAATTGAACAAATACCCAATGAAATCACTATTAAGAATAGATGGAAAATCTTAAGTTCTACTCTTAAAAAAACCATTAAAGGAGATGCAACAACAATAAGTGCCGGAAGTATTTTATTTAAAATGGAAGATTTGCAAAATCCAATAGTCAATATAAGTTTTAATCTTTTAGAAAAAGGTTCGGTCAATTTAAATTTTGCATTAAATAAAAGTATAAAAGAACAATTAGAAAAAGAAATCATACAAGGCATAAACGTAAGTAAAAATCAAAAAAATCTTAAATTACTTGATAAAAATTATGTAACAGTGTTTGTTTCTCAAATTCAACCTTTTTTTGAAGAACTATACAAACAACCATCAATAATACAAGAAATATCTTCAAAAAATTTGCTAAATCTTAGAGATGAGTTTATTGGCAAACCAAGTGAATGCAGAGGTACTCCACCAAACGACAAACGACCAAAACCATATTATAGTTTTTATGGAACGTGTCCTGGAATAGGACAAGGAGGTTTAAGACATGCACCTATGCCCTGGGGAATTAAAACAGATGCCAGTAAAGGAGGGTGGTATGTTCCTTGCTGTTCAAGTCTTACTAAAAGTGGTAAATTTTCTGAAAAAGTCTATAAGGAATTTTTAAAATGGGGGTTTCCACAAATTGATGAAAATAATAGGGAAATTCCTTTTAACGGTGAACTTCTATCTACCAAGTACGAGGTTGGACAACCCGATACTATGGGAGCTGTCTATATAAATGGAACCAAAACTATAGAATCTAGAAGATTTAAAGGGTTAATGCACTTAAATGAAAATAAATTATTAAATTGTATTCAACAATCTGGAAAAATGGATGAATTCATTAAATGGAAAGAAAGTACATCAGGTATACAACCAACTACTAGGTTAACTCCTGATATGCAAAATTTAACAAACAAATTAAAAAAATTAACAGATGCAGAAATTGTACCATTTTATTTTACAAATATTTTAAGTAAATTATCTTTCAAAAAAATGAATGTTGATCCATACATAGTGTATGGTATACCACAAAATTCTAAAACTGCTACTTTGTTTATAGATGAAAATGGATTTTTACATGTTTATAATGGAGTTAAAACTATAAGTTCTAGTGTAAATAGCAGTGTTAATTACAAAAATAGCAAATTTTTTGGAACATTTAATGGTAGGAAAAAGACATTGTATATCGTCGATGTTATGTTTTTCAAAGGAAAAGATGTAAGCGAAAATATATACTACGATGTAAATAAAAGTATTAAATCTAGATTGTCAATGATATTTTCATTTATGTTTGAAAACCAAGACACACCTGAAATAAAAATAGATAGAGATGTTCAAAAATGGGATTTTAATTTAATTGAAGGAACTAATAACTTTTTAACTAAACAAAATTCTATGGGAATATTGTTCATAAATATAATTAAACCACTAAAAACAAATACTATAAATATAGATAACTATGTTTGGTATAAAAATTTTAATCCAAATGAAATATACGTAACAGCAGAACTAAATTGGAATGAACAAAAATGGCAATTATACTGGAATAATAATGTCTTAACAAATAAAATAGTTCCCAATATTGAATCATATACCCTACCAAATAAATACACAACCAACCTAGATACTAAAAATTCCTACGATTTAGTATTTAAATTAAATATTATAAATAATCAATGGCAATACAAACCTATCATTCCATATAAATTTTTAAGTAACATACCATTTAATAGCATAATTCCTGAAAGTACTCCAGTATCCTATTTTAAATCAGTAGAAAACTTCTTAAAACAACCAATAGACCAAGAAACCCTCACCAACATAACTTACGGTGGGTTAAACCAAGAATATACACAATGGACAATAAGTAGTAACTTAATAGTGTATCAAGATAGAACTCAACTTCCTTCTCCTTTTTATTTTAGGTAATTTTTGTATGATTAAAATATGGAAAACATGAATGAGTAAACCTTTTTAACAAAGTTTTCCATATTTTTGTATGAAGCATCACGACTACGTCGTGGGCTATGACACAGTCTTAAAGCAACGCAACAAAGTTGTGGGATAGTAATCGTAGATTACTTCGTGCTGGCTTAGCGATTGTTCCAATACGCTTTTAAAAAAAATATTTTTTAGTACTAACTAATCGTTAATAACCATTAGAGGAGACTATGTTTGAATTTATTATAAAACTTTTAATTATATTATTATATAGTCCTATAAGTTTAAAAATAATTATAGTAAGTATATGTATTTCTATGTTAGTGTTATTTAATTTAGTAACACACACTAGTACTGTTACATATTAATAATAATACATCGGATATTTCTTGTTTGAATTCTGTAAATGAAGAATAATTTTTTAATTCTCCTGTAAATTCTACCTCTAATTCAAATCTAGGTGTAATTTCTCCTTGTTCTAATTTAGAATACCAATTTTCTAGTGAACCTTTGCTTATTTGATAAATTTTACTAGCATCTAGTCTCCAATTAGGTGTAATTTGCCAAGATTCTCTATCTATATATCTAACTAAATCTGCATTTCCACCTGATAATGTAATATAAAATTCTGTTTTATAGGTTGAAAAATCTGTAAATTTTTTATATGTACCTAAATTTTGCTCTAGTGAAAAATCTGCTTTAAAGGACAATCCATCCCATAAATCTTTTTTCCACTGTGATAGCCGATTGTTGTAAAAATTATATGTTTTAGGATTTAATCTTGTTTTTAACTCTACGTTACTTGTATTTGATGGAAATCGGGGGTCCGGACTAGTAATTCTAATAATATTGGTTGTTTCAGTATTGAAAAATTTACTATTAACACTCGGAGAAAACAACGCAACAAAATATTTTTCATTGGTACTTGGTTTATTTATACTTGTTTTTAACAACCATAGTACTTTTTCTCTAATCCCAGAACCTATTACGGAACCTCTGAAAAATTTGAATTCTAATTCAAAGGGTATCGGTTTTGAATCTTGGGGTATTTTTTGTTCTAAGGGATAACTAAGAGGTTGTTTACTTTTTGATTTTACAGGATTGTTCCATAAATTAAAAAATATTCTAAGTTGATCTTCTTTAGTTATCCTAAATGGTTTTGTAGTTTTAGGTAAAATTCCAGAATCTAAATTTTTACCAAAATTCCATATGTTTTCAAGTTTAGCACCTGTTCTAAAACTAAAAATATCGATTATACTTGAATTTTTAATAGCACAATTAATTAAAGCTTCTGGTGGAAAATTATTTAAATAAGAACTTAAATTACCTTTATTATTTGTTTTATGACTCATTAATGTCCATAATTTTTCTCCTAAGTTAAAAGGATTGGTTATAAAGTTAAATATACTCATTATACTTCCTAGAGCATTTGGTTCTTTTTGAGGTCTAATTCTATCAAATGTAAATGTATTTATCATTCTTTTTTCCATAAATTTCATATTTGTAGATTGTTCATCCGTTAAAACATCCTGTGGTGGAGGATTAACAACTAATTCAAGAACATCTCCAACCATTACCTTCGTTAATCCTTTTGTTGAACTTGTTTTAATTAATCCTTGTACTCCATCTGCAGAAGTAACTTCTTCCCATTTACCAGGTAATCTTAAATATGCTTGAACAGCTAAATTTGAACCAGTTAATTCCTTTGGAAGAGTTAAAAATCTATCCCATTTTGTCATTAAACGAACAACCCAATCACCATTGATTTTTGTAAAAGATTCTCCCAGTTTTAAACCAACTTTTAAATCAACAGTTTGTTTACCAGATGTTTTATATTTAAATAGTGTATTTCCTTTCATCTGCCATGGTCCGTAGGTAACATAGGGAGTGCTGAATGGTTGTAGAATTAAACCATCTGAATTTATGGTAATTTTATTCATTCTTAAATTTTTTGATAATTGATCGGTGAGTTGTTTGGACATCCATTTTTCTGGATTGGTTCTAATTTCTTCATTTTCCAGTATATTTATATTATTCCAAGGTTTTGGAATAAAAACAAAATCATTAATTTTTTGAAGAGCCAAAAGATTATTTAATTCTGTACAACGTTTTCCTATAAACTGATAACGTTTAAAATAATCTAATTTGAATATTTTAGCTTTATTGTCTGCTATACAATCAAAAACAAAAATAATTGTAATACCAATATTAGGAACTGGGTATATCTCACAATCTAATATACAAGGACTTGTATTTGCCTTTACAATAGTTCTATCTTTATCTACAATATAATATGGCTGAAGATTTCTATCCAAAAACACAAGATCATTGTTCAACACACAACATAATACTCTTTCACCGTCAACTTTTAGTGTTATATGATAATCGTATTGGTCATTTACTTTTTTAAGTAATTGGGTAATACAGTTTATATCCAAAGTAACTGGCATTCCTCCTACAAAATTTTCATCCCCTTTAGGGGGAATTCCAAGATCTCTCAAATATCCACTATACATTAAAATTGTTTTTACATAATTTTGATAACTTAATTCAAAAAGACCATCTCCTAATGATGGAGAATCTATTTCTGTTATAGTTTTTAATAGTTCACTCATACTTATAATATTAATAGAAAAAATTTACATAAAGAATTATAAGATAAGGGATTATAAAGTTTACCACTACAAATATACCAATGTCGCCATTTAAAATAAATGATAAGTGGGTACAACAATATGCTGACAAGCCGCCTCCATTTGGATTTAATGGCCTTGGAGAGCTTGTTTATATGAGAACCTATTCAAGAATTAAGGACAACAATGGAGAAAACGAAAAGTGGTGGGAAACCGTACGCCGTGTTGTTGAAGGTTGTTATAATCTTCAAAAGAACCATATTGATGGACTGACCCTTGGATGGAATGATGAGCAGGCCCAACGGAGTGCCCAAGAAATGTATGACCGCATGTACAATATGAAGTTCCTCCCCCCTGGAAGGGGTCTATGGGCTATGGGAACTAAGATTATTACTGAAAGAAACCTTGGTGCTAGTCTTAACAATTGTGCTTTTGTGAGTACTAAGGGTATTGGTAAGGAAGACCCTTTCTACAAACCCTTCACGTTCCTCATGGATATGTGTATGTTGGGTGTTGGTGTGGGGTTTGACACCCGTGGTGCTGAGAATTTTCTTATTGAGAAACCTCTGAGCGAAACCTTTGCATTTGTTATTGAAGATACTAGAGAGGGATGGGTAGATTCTCTCAAGTCCCTTCTAATGTCTTATTGTGGTGATAGTAATCCTTTATTTGATTACTCCAAAATTCGCCCTGAGGGTATTCCCCTAAAGACCTTTGGTGGTCTCTCATCGGGTTCTCGTCCCCTTGAAGACCTCCACAGGGACATCCGTGTCGTTCTCGGAAACAATGTTGGCCATCCCATTACAGTTACTAGCATTGTTGATATCATGAACCTAATTGGTAAATGTGTCGTTGCTGGAAATGTTCGTAGAACTGCTGAGATTGCCTTCGGGGAGTCAGACTCTCAGGAATTCATGGATCTCAAGAATTACGAAGTCAACCCCCAAAGGGCGGAGTGGGGTTGGACATCTAACAATAGTATCTTTGCCAGACTTGGTATGGATTACGGAGAGGTTTCCAAGAGAATTTGTCTCAATGGAGAACCAGGTCTTGCTTGGCTTGAGAATATGAAGGATTATAGTAGAATGTGCGACCCCAAAGATCACAAGGATAGTCGGGTTTGTGGAGGTAATCCTTGTTTGGAACAATCCCTCGAGTCCTATGAGCTTTGCTGTCTTGTTGAGACTTTCCCCGCTCGTTGTGATGACCTTCAGGACTATCTCCGTACCCTTAAATTTGCCTATCTTTACGCTAAAACTGTAACTCTCTGCCTTACTCATTGGCCGGAGACTAATCGTGTTCAGCTGAGGAATCGTCGTATTGGTTGCAGTATGAGTGGTATTGCTCAATTTCTTACTAGTAAGAATCTCGGCGCCCTAAAGACGTGGATGGAGAAGGGATATCAACACATTCAGGATCTCGATAAGATTTACAGTGAATGGTTCTGTATTCCTCGTAGTGTTAAGACTACTAGCATCAAGCCATCGGGAACAGTTTCCCTCCTTGCTGGGGCTACCCCTGGAATGCACTATCCAGAGTCAAGGTTCTACATTCGTAGGATGAGGATTGCCAGTAATAGTCCCCTTGTGCCAGGTCTTAGGGATGCTGGGTATCCCCTTGAACCAGCCGTAGGTGCAGAGAAGGATACCCTCGTTGTTGAGATTCCTGTTGATGCTGGTGAGGGTATTCGCACCGTTAGCCAGGTTAGTATGTGGGAACAGGTTGCTCTCTCTGCGTTTATTCAGAAGTATTGGGCTGATAACCAGGTAAGTTGTACGGTGACTTTTGACCCCAAGGTGGTTTCATCTGAAGATATTGCAAATTGTCTTAACTATTTCCAGTGGGACCTCAAGGGTATTTCCTTCCTACCCAAGTGTGATTTCGGCGCATTTCCACAAATGCCCTACGAAGAGATTACCGAAGACGAATTCAAGAAGAGGAATCAAGCTCTAGTCTCTATTAAATTCTTTTCCTCCCAACAACCTCTTAAGAATGATGGAGAGGGTGAGATGTTTTGCGATGGGGATTCTTGTGTTCGTAAGTAATTCTTAGGGTTATTTATACAAAATGGGTTGTGTTGTTTTAAAAAAAATATAAAAATATTTGGGTTTATATTATAAACCTGAACATTATTATATTCATTAGGATATGACTATTAATCTATTATACTGGAAGTGTCCCAAAGGCCAAGGGAATTTTGGAGATGAACTTTCTAAATTTATAGTTGAAAATATGATACCAACTACTTGCAAAATTGTAACAAATAAACCATATGACTTATACTATCCAAATAATTTAGTTGCCCTAGGTTCATACATCCATGCGGCTTCTTCCAGATCCCATGTGTGGGGAACGGGACTTATTTCTAATCGTAGTAGATTTAAAAAAGATATAAAAGTTCATGCAGTTAGGGGACCGAAAACAAGGGAAATTCTAAAAATGAATAACATTGAAACTCCAGAAATATATGGAGATCCGGCGTTATTATTACCTAGGTTCTATACACCAAAAACATATTCTTTTTTAAATGATAAAATAGCTGTTATACCCCATTGGAGTCAAGTAGATAAGTTTAAAATTTTAAACAATAAATTCCATATTATTAATCCATTATGGAAGTGGTCACAGGTAATCGATGAAATGTGCTCTTGTAAGGGAGTTTTATCAAGTAGTCTTCATGGTTTAATTTGTGCAGATGCTTTTAATATACCAAATATGAGATTAACAGAAGTACCTATAGGCGAAGCTCATGGCGGAGATTTTAAATTTCTTGATTATTTTGAAAGTCAGGGAAGACCTTATAAAGAACTTAAAAATATTGAAGATTTTAATGAAAATGATTTATGGAAACAAGGAAATAAAATAGATTTAGAAAAACTTATTCAAGCTTTTCCTCTGTTTTCCATAGAGTCCAATTAGATTTATGGGTTTTTATTGATGATTGGTACATTAAGTTTCCATATATTTGAGTTCTTTGCTCGAAAAGATGATTGTAATTTAATTTAACTCCATGTAAACTAGGTGGACTGCTTTGTGGTTGAAATAATAATAATGTATTATTTTTAGTTATTTGTTTAATGGAATTACACCAATTCCATGGAACCCAAAATCTTTCCAATTCTGGGTTATTTCTCCATAGAGTTTCAACATATTCTTTTTCTTTTTTAAATTTAAGGAGATGGGTGTGTTGGGTTGATTGTTCAAAATTCTTATTTTTGTTAATGTTAATTAAGTAAGTGAGGGCTTTAGATCTTACGTCCGGATGGGGGCTTATTTCATATCCAGTTAGGTTTTTTTGAATTGCTGAAATTATACAAGTACTATCGGTAATGTTAAATTTTTCTTCTAAACATTGTTTAAATACTGAACTATTGAGAAATTTTAATAATTCTTGAATATATTGGTTTCTTATATGGGTTAATCTAAATGTAATTCCTACTCCTTCTACTGGATCTTGGGTAATATATTTTTTTGGATTGTTCAAATATTTAATATAGCTTTCCCAATCACTTACGCATCCAGGAAAAGATTGTATTGTCCAATCTTGTTTTTGTAAACATTTGTATAGTTCTTCATTACTTAATTGCATAGGAAAATGAATCTGAGAATCATTTAATATAGTTTCTAAATCATTTAAATTAAGAAAATCTTCAATAACAATGTGAGGAAAAGGATCGTTTAATATAGGAGCTTCTTCTATTTTTTTACACAAATAATTAAACATTTTATAATAATTATTTATTTAAAAACACACAACATTACGCCTAAAGCATCGACGAAGTCGGGCTTAGCGAGTGCTAGAAGCACTACGCTTATCGTTTATAATAAGGACAGTTATAAGGAGTTATAAGATCTACTTGAGCTTGTAACGGAGCCTCTCTTGGTGGATCAGAACGAAGGGGGACTTCTATAAGAGTATATCTTGGATCATTTTGGGGTTTTTGAATTGTACGTTTAACTGCTTGGGGACCATCATCCCAATATGCATGACTATTGTAGGTATCTGGTTTGTTTAAAGTGTAAGGTCCATACGCTCCAGTACTCATAGTAAATTCAGATTTATTATATATATTCTTATTATGTACAAACAATATAATTACAGAAAGAATATTTAAAATTAACATTCCATATAGGATGTTAATCATTGTTCTGTAGGGTAATCTTTTTATAGCTTTATAGAGACTCCAAGACATCTTTTATTTAGTGTAAATATATTTTTTTATTTAATAAAAAATAACAAGAATTTTACAAAATTCCAATGTTCCTTGCCCAACTTCTTACCTGACGGTGGTAGTTTTCGTATGGTTCGGCATGGTTATCCTTCTTCCATCGAATATCATTGTTAACGGCGTGGGCTAGTTCGTGAAGAACGAGGTCTGTAATGTTACCCTGAGAGAGAATTTGCTGTGTTCTGGTGTTGCGTATGGTAAAATGATAACTTCTCACTGCAGCTTTTTCGTACGGACGGCCCTCGTAATTAAATGTTACAATCTTTTTGGGTTTATTCAATCCTATAATACCATGTCTATTGGGGGTCATTTCCATAATTGTATAATGTGTCCTCTTCTGTTGTTGAATAACATCCTGGTCGGTTACATTCGACCACACCCCACCCTTGTAATTTTGACGAACTAGGGTTTTCCACTGTGGCAAATAAAGATCCATACTATGAAAAATACCCCACGCGAGGTCTTTGTTTATCCATAAATCACAATTAAACAATAAATATAATAATAATTTTGTCATAACAAATCTAGTATTTGCTAGAACGTCTGCAGCCTTTTTTTGTTCTTCTTGGGAGAGAGGTTGGCCATTGTAACCTTGTGCGAGGACTTTATATACTAATCCATCCCAACCACGTACTTTATTAAAAGGTTTATTCTCATCTACGTCCCAAAAAGGTTTCTTAGCGGTCATTTATTATAACAAAATATTTTAATAAAAATATTTTATGCCCAACTTTTGTTGAAGTAATCTACGATTACTAGCCCGCAACGAAAGTGTCCGTAGGCACTTTGCGATTGACTTCGTCAATACGCTAAAGTTGCGATGCGTTGCGTACAAAATATTATTTTTAAAGCGTAAAACTTTCGTCAATACGCGAAAGCGAAGTAATTTAAAGTGTAGTTAGTTACCTCTTAATCTTTGCCATGCTGTAGATTTTTTGAGTTTTTCTAGTTCTTGTTTTAATTGTCTGCGTTCTGCTTGATACTGTGATCTTAAATTTTTAATTCTCCTGTAACTTGGACTTCTCAGTAATTTATAGGCATCTATTTCATATTGCATTTTTAAAGCTTTAGTCTTTGCACTTTTAGATTTAGCTTGGAGGGAGGAGGCTCTTTTTGTTGTATCTATGTATACTTTATTTACTTTATTATATTTATTCTTAATAACATCGAGTTGTTTAGAAATTGTTGTTGGACGCTTTACACGAGTTATTGCACGTTTTACCGCACCTCTAAATCCATATTTGTTTGCTCTACGTGTATTGGTTTGTTTATTAATTTGATTAGTAAGTTTTCTTATTCTACTATCTAATTGTTTTAATTTTACCTTCTTTGTTTCAAACCCCTTTATATGCACTTTTGCACGAGGGTGTCCTGGAGAAAGATTAGAAGAACGTTTTACCATTCTAGCATAACTACTTAAACTACTCCTTACAGCAGTTCTCTCATCTTGTAATTTTTTTAGTAGTTTTTTACTCGTTTGTATCCCACTGCTAATAATTTTTTTCCTTACCATTAACACTAGAACAATCACACTTGTGTTTGTATTAATGTTAATAAATATTTTTTCTACAAAAAAATTCTAATTAAGATTTGGAACTTTATTAAGAAATTCAGCAAATTCTCTCTTAGTCATACCATCTGGTTTATTACCATTGTTTTTAAATGCTTCAAGGTCCCACTTGGTTAGATTGACAGCATCTTTCTGGTAATCCTTCCAAGCTTGAACGGTGACTGGACAATATTCAGCCACCATTTCAAGAATAGCATCGGAGAGTACACGAATTTCCTCTTGGGCGTGCCAATCGCTACGGAGGGTTACGAAATGAAGGAGGTTATGGAGATTAACCTTCCAATAAAACTCAGTCATCATACTCACAGGGAGAATTGATCGCGCCATTTCTCTCGCAATCCCCATATCAATCATCTGTGTGTAAATTTTGTAACACTCCTCACAACCCTTGTCATAAAGTTCCTGTGCCTTTTGAGATTCCTCTGGGGTGAGGTCCTCCTCTGATCCTTGGAGATTGTGTTTTCCTTGTGTTCTCCACACTTTAGGTTTCCAGAAACAGTCTTCAACAAGGGAGTACCTTGCACTAATTTCATTAACGCTTGCGGTACGATGACGCATCCATTGGCGGGCTACAAAAAGGGGGGCACGAATGTGAAATTTGAACTCAATCATTTCAAAAGGGGATGTGTGACGGTTGCGTAGAAGATAACGAATTAATCCTTTATCAGAACTAGTCTTCGTTGTACCTTTAGCATAGCTAACCCTAGCCGCCTGGGGGATTGCGTAGTCACACTTAACTTCGGGATCCCATTGGTCTTTAGGGATTACTCTGGGTAGAACATCTACAACTTTCACAAACCCATTGTCTCCAAGGTCTTTTTCTTTAAGGTCTAATGTAATAAAATTTTCTTCCATGGTTTGTATTTTATATTATTACATTCGACATATTTTTAAGCGTATTTAGAATATATAAATTTTTGTTTATCATTTGGAACTCTAATCCATTTTTGTTCAAATTTACCTCTTGGACCTAACACATTTCCTTGAATAAAAGGTTTATTTTGTGTATTAGTTGGGTCTCTTACAGAGGTTCCTGGTTCATTGGGGTTATCGTATGATGGTTTAAAATATTGTATTTTGTATTCATTTACATAAGTTGAATTTTTTGCCTGTGTTCCCCATAATCCAAATATTACATCTGCTAAAATATATTTTCCTGTAGAAATCTTCTGTTTGGTTTTTGGCTTTAATATATCTTCTTCTTCAATAACATTGTCAAGGGCTCTTTTTAATGTCACTGGTGTAATTTTAGGGGGTGTTCTCACTTGTACATTTATTGAAAGTGTTTTTAGTTTTGAAGTAACTCCTTTTACAGATCTTTGTTGTAAAGATAATCTTTGTCTTAATGTTGCTATCTGTTCGTTTATTACTTGTTTTTCGTTATTTATGTTTGCAATATTTTTATGAAGTTCCGATATATTGATATCTAAAAATCTTTTATACTTTTCTCTTAATTTTTTGAATAAAGTTTGTATGGGAAGTTCTTTATAATCTTGAAGAAAAGTAGGAAGTAAATATACTTCTATGTCTGTTATAGTTTTTAGTCCTTTATTTATTCTATCTATATTGTCTATTCTCATTCTCTCAGATAATTCTTGTATCGTTTGATTTTTCAATTGTTCCCATTTAATTTTGTCTTGTTCATTCATCCAATCCCAAGGAACCCATTTTAAAATATTATTACCGCCTAAGTACACTTCATACATATTTAGAGTTTGATTCATTTGCCTCTCTTCATATTTTAATATATCATATTTCGAAGATAGTTCAGTTAAATTATTTTCGACGATTTGTAAAGATTCAGGAATTTCAGAAACAGGAACAGACGTTAAATTTATAATTTTCTGTTCTAAATTATTAGTATCTATTTCTCTAGTTGTATGGTTATAAAATTTACTTAGATTATCATAATCGCGTGACATTTTACTTTGATTTTTTATATAATCTTGAACATTTATTGATCTATTTTTAATTGTATTTTCAATAAATTTGCTGAATAAATTTATTCCTTCTATGGATTCTATTGTTGGTTCTCCGTATACTTTAAAAAGGGATGTATAGTTGTTATTTAATTCTTCTATATATTTTTGTCTTAGAGATAGTGGAATAGGAAACAAATTACTTTTAGGATTAGAAGCTGAAACATAAAGTTCAATTAAATTAACATTCTGTAAACTTGAAGGTTCTAATTCGGAAATTAAACATAAATTTTTAAGTATTACTTTAAATCTAGCTAGACTGGTAAATTTATCTGTTAACATAGATACTAATTCCATAACCTGGAAATCAGAAAATTTACATTTCTTCAAAGTATTAATAGCCTCTTCTTTTTCTCTATCTGTTATCAGAATCTGTTGATCAATCTCCATATCAGTCTCTAGTTCAAAATCTTTTTTCTCCCAAGGTATAGCAACACCATGTTGTAGGTATATTTCTATAGCTTTTATTTTATTCTTGTTTTTAGAAGGTTCATTTTCTAATTTATTTTTTACTTCTTTCAAGTAATCTTCGAAATTTTTATAGTATAAAAAGTTATTTCCATCTTTAAACATCCAAACATACTCAACATTTAGAGATTTGTTTGTAGGATCTGGATAATATATTTTATAATATTGTTTCCAGAGTGGTTCTTCATTTGTTTTTGGAATTTTATTTACAAAACCATATAAACCAAGTTCTCTTGTAACTTGTATGGGTACGGGAGTTTTTATTAAAATTATAGTTGGTCTATTATCTACTTTTTCAATTTTAGTTTTACCTGTTTTTTCATTTGTAATTGTATACGTATAATCGTGTTTGACTAATAATTCTTTTGGAATAAAATATCCCAAACTTCCTTGAATATAATTATAAAGCTGTTGTAAACTATATCCAGAATTATTATAACCAATTATGTTTGTATAAATATTTTCAGGTAAATTATTCTTAGCCCAAGAAATTAATTTAGTTTTAGTTTCTTCAATATCCTTTTTAACAGCATCAACAGGAATATTAACTTGATTTGTTACTTTAATTCTATTATTTTGCAAACTAGAAATATAAGAATCTCCTAACTTGAAATTATCAGTTGTAGCCTTACCAGATTTTATAATACACTCGTGAAGTTTATTAACATTTAATTTAATTAACTTATAATACAACTTACTATGTTCTAATTGTTCTTCTGTTATTTCTATTTTTTCCGATGGCTGTGTTTTTTGTTCAAAAATACTTGTAGGAGATGGTAATTTTTTAAACTCTCCTTCTGATATTTTCGTTATTCCAACTCCTAATGGAGCATATGAATCTAATAAACTAAGACCTTTTGAAAAAAGTTTTTGTTTGCGTTGTAAATAAACATTTGGATCTTCATTATTTTTTATTTTAGGTATTTTTAATCCCACTGACCTTAAAGCTTTATTAACCAACTTTTCCTCTTTTTTAGCCATAAGTTCTAAATATGCAAATACATCGGTTTCTTTTAATTTAGTATCTAATTCTTGGTCTCCTCCATCCAAAGGTTCTATTAAACTATCTGCATGTAATTCTCTCCAATTAGAAACTATTTTACGATGTTCTGAAAGTAATTTGTCTATTTCTTCATTTTCATCGGACGTTAAATTTATTCCAGTGTTATTTTGTTTTCCCCTTTCAAAACCAGATGCATAAATTTTATTAATATTTTCCAATATTTCTCTTTCTTTCGTTATCCAAGATATTTGATTGGCTTCCTCCATAGCTTCTATGGTTTTTCTCTCTTCGTCTAAAAATGAAATTGCAATACTAGATTCTTCTACTGTTTTATCACCTAAAGCTGTAAATTCGAAAAGAGTTTTTTCAAAATTGGAAAATAAATCTTCAGCTATTTTTTTAGTTTGATCTATTTCATTGTTTAATTCGGGAACTATTTCATCTTCATCTTCATCTTCATAATCAATTTCTTGTTCTGACTCATAATCCTCTACATCTGATTCATCAAATATTCCTTCGGTAAAATCGTCATCCATTTTAATGATACTACTACTAATTTGAAATATTTTTTTTTATAAAAATAATATTTATTACAAGTAAACATGGATTCATTGAAAAGAAAATTAGCAAGAGCTTATCTTAAAAGTCTCCCAGGGAGAACAATTGGACGAGCATCGGCCGAAAAAGTTGTCACACCCCTTCAAAAATTAGCAAAAAGTGGAGGGAAATTTCCTGCAAAACCCTCTACAAAAGGACCTCTTAGAAAACCCATACAACCAAGAGGTGGAAAGACTAACCCACTAGCTAGGAGAGTAGCTAAGTCAGGCGTCAGGAGACGCACCAGGTTTGGAAAGAAGGATGCTGAAGAACTTGTTAAAATCCTAAAAGACGATCATGTATGGTTTTACCATAACCCAAGATGCCCTTCCTGCATAAGACAAATTGAAACCATTAAAGAAGCCATAAAACCCCTACGTATTAACAAAACTTCTTATACAAAGTCCCCCGACCAAGCTGCCATGCACAGTCATAAAGTTGAAGTAACCCCTACGTGGGTTTTTGGTGATAAACTTGTAAAAGGTAGTCAAACAATAGAAGATATTCTTAAACACGGTAAAGCCATGGTTAAAAGGAAGGCTTCGTTTGGTTATGAAATTGGCCAAGTAAAGAAATATGGAAAACAATTTCCTAACGGTAAGGGATTTGTTGCTAAACCTAACTGGAAACAACAACTAGTTGCCCAGGGATGGAATCCTGTTACCAATGCAGGAACTCTCGGGAGAGAGTTTGGCCCAGGTGGATTTAATAAAGTGTTTACATCTAAATACTTTTATCAACCTAGAATGGCCTATCCAGGGGGGCAACTAAGTGCAGCTGTAATGTTAAATAAAAATTGTGGAATGGCTAAAACTCCAATGGCTAAGTATTTTGACGTAGGTATGTTAACCGATGGAAAGGCTGTCCAAAGTTTTGGAATGAGACGCCGTCTTAAATCATTAGGAAAGAGTGTTGGTTCTGGTTTAAAGAAGCTTGATAAGAAGAGATTGGCTGCTATTGCAGCTTCTATAGGAACAAGTGCAATGGCTGGGGATGTTGTAAGTGATATTGGAGGCAGTTATTATTTAGGTGCTGTTCCAGGAGCTTATGTAGGTGCAGTAAATCCTGTAGTTGCTATTCCTACTGCTGGTGGTTATTTAACGTATAAATATGCTGGAAAACCAATAGGTGAAAAAATGAGAAATAATAAAACATCTGCTGTTGACCAAGCTCTAGCTCCCTTAGCCCCTTATGCAGCTGGATTAGGTGGCGCCTATTTAACTGAAGTAGGTCGCCGCCGATTATTAAAAAAACTGGCAACAAGGGGTAGAGGATTCGGTAAGCGTAAGGCCCCCACAAAGAGTACCCCCCTTGCGAAGAAGAAGACCCCTGTCAAGCGGTCGTACAATACAAAGAAGACATCAACAGGAAAAACATTCCGTGGTAAGAGGTCCAGTCCTTCTCAGTCTGCTAAAGATTTCCCCATAGGAACTGTTCGTACAGGTGGAGATGGTAAGAAATGGGAAGTACGTGCCGCAGGTAAAAGCCAGCGTTGGTTTCATTACAAAGGTTCTGCTTTCGGCAGGGCAAATGTAGCAATGCGTTATGCTCGTCCTTATGTGTTTCAACCTATTACAGCTAATAAGGGTGATTTAAATTGGTATGGTGCTGGTGGTGGTATGTCTAGACGTTCTAAGAAAACGGTAGATGATTTTATAAAAAATGGTTGGATAAGAGGGTCTCGCCCTCTTAAAATGCCTTTTTAAAGTTAAAAAAAATGTTAATATATTATAAATTGCAATAAAATGAAGCAGGACGTTAAGACAAAATTAATCGAACTAGCTATTGTAGCAAATTTAACATTTTTAGTAACTTATTTACTTTATATTAATAATCCCGATGGGTGGTATTGGTTACAGAATTTAACTGCTATTATAATTGTTAGAATATTACAATTTATCTTTAATTATGTGTATAAAAAATAAAGTAATTATTTCTAACTTAAATAATGATATCTACAAACAGGAATAAATTTTTCCTCAGCTCCTATATCTTTTTGAAGTGTATGATCACCTTGAATTCTTTTAGTGAAAATTGCAGTAGTTAATGTATTGTTATTTTCATTACAAATTTTACAATAAGCTTTAAGTTTAATATAATCATCTGCTATTGGAATAAGTTCTGTAACTTCTCCAAATTTTTCTCTTTTTGCATCACCATCTAATCCTCCTACAATAACATGTTTATGTTGTTCATCAACCATTTTTATGCAAAATTCTTTTAATTTTGAAAAAAACTGTCCTTCATCTATAATAATTACATCAACATTATTTAACATTTTTTCTGCTTCTTCATTAAATTTTATTAAATCAGTGCACATAAAACACGGTACTCTATATAAATTGTGTGTACTTATAACATTTGTTCCATATCGTTGATCTTCAGTATAGGATATTGAACATATTGTTTTATTTAATGATTTATAGGTATTGATTCTTCTAAGAAGTTCTGTACTTTTTCCACTAAACATGCATCCTAGAATTACTTCTAACTTACCACACTGACCCTCCATTGTAATTTAAAGCAGTTGTGTAAAAATTGTTTCTTGTTAATACATCTCCCATTTCTTTAATTAAATTATCCAAATCTTCTGGACCTTCATCTACAATAACGACAGGACCATCGGGAGAGTATGTTCCTCCCTTCGAATAAGAGTTATCAGCTAAAGCAGGTTCATTAATCCATTTTAATTTTTTACGTTGTGGTTGGGTTTCTAATCTTCCCGAGTTAAGATCATAACTAGCTGGTTCTCCACAAGGATTGCCTTTAATACTTTCTCCTAAAGGACAGTTATTTGGGTTTACATAATCCCAAACGACGACCCAAGTATTTCCTTTTTTAAGATCTTGATATGCTCCAATTTTAAAAGATAAACTTACATATCTTTTTGTATTCCAAACAGTTACAAGTGCTTTATGGTAAAGTTTTAAAGGATTATTATTTGATTGATAGGTTACAACTTGCATGTCTGTAATTGTGAGAGCTTCAGGAAGGGGATTATTTTTAAAAAACATCGGTATTTCTTTACAACTTTCGGCAAATTTATTATTTAAGTAGTTCATAAGTTTTTGCTGTCCTTCAGAAACTAAAGATGCTAGGCGTTTATTATCTCCTAGATTTTCTTCAGTCTCTAACCATTTGCCTTGTGTAATGGTTGGATCTTCTTCTCTCATTCTATGTATTTCCTGAGTACGTTTTTGTATAACCCAGTTACGAATATTTTTATAATATTCAGCAGGAGATTCTATAACCCTCGAACCCCATCTATATCTTTCTACAGCTGGTTGAGCCCAAACTTGACCATGGTTAGATGGTTTTAATTTTTCCATAGTTGTTCCACAATTATGGACAGTTACAGGATTTACATTTGGAGGTGCGATGCTTGACCAATTTTGTTTTCCAACCCACGCCTGTTGAGTATTCATCTTACTTTACTACAACAAAATAAATTATTTTTCAAAATAAACCAATTTTCGTTCAAATATAAAAATATATAAACTTATAAGTAATTAGAGAATAATAACAATGTCTTTAGCTGTATCAAAACAAGATCAAGAGAAAGCCAGTGTATATGCTGAAAAACCTAAGTCTAAATATGTTATGTTTATGAGTAAAAGATGTAAAAATTGCACAAAATTATACGATTTAATTGCCCAACAACTTGAGTTTTTTAATTTAGTAAATTTTGTAGAAATAGAATCACAAATGGGAAATCTACCTCCAGAAGTTACAAGTGTACCAGCTATATATGATGGAAAATCAGTTCACATCGGAAACCAAGCACTAAAATGGTTTCAAGATACAAGTCTTGAACATTTAGACTCATGCTTCGTAGGAGGAAATAATAGTTTAATGAGTGATAAATATAGTTTTATAGGTCCTAGAGAGGAATTGTTTAATGGATGGTCTACTCTAGACGCTGTGAATGGAACAAATGTTAAAGAGGGAGAAATTAAAGGAGAACCAGGGGCTCCAGGTTTAAGTTCTAATGAACAACCCAAAAGTCAACTATCAACATCTATGGAACAACTCATAGAACAACGTAGACAAGAAATATCTAAATAATTTTAACTTATTTTAACTTATTTAAAGATGTACATTAGTATATTAATATGAAGATTACTTCTGGGAAACTAAATACAACTAAACATTCATAACTATTAAAATGGATTCTAAAGAAGATAGTACTGGCGAGTCAATCAATAATGATTATGTTCAAAAAGAAGGAAATATCAAAAACAATAAGAGATTTAACAATATTTCTAACAAGAACAATTCAAAACTCGGCCCTAAGAAAAATTATACTACCCGACCATTAGGAACTATCAAAGAACATCTTATCAATGAAAGTGATAACTATAATTTTTATCACGATCTTTGGCAGAGAGCTATGATTATTGTCGCTCCTAAGGGTAATTACTCTACAGTTTACGATGTCCCTAGTGATCTCATTGGAAATCTTTTTCAAGAGATTAACAATTTTGTAAATTTTTGGAACATTAAGAACTATGTCCTAATGTTTAACAATGGTCAATACCAAAAGAGTAACCAATTCCATGTCAAGATTAAGATTAACGAGGGAATGGCTAACCGTATGCGTAGGGACCATTTTGCAAGGATTAAAATGCAAAGAGAATACGAACCCGCTAACCAGAATGGAGAGGAACCCCAGGTCCCTCAAAATCCCTACAAAGATAAGAATTCTTTCAAGGCTATGCTTGAAAAGGAATCAGAAGGCGTTCCATCAGAAGGAATGGTTGGAAATGCTGGTGGTGTTGAAAATGATGATCTCTCTATGGTTAGTCTTGTTCAAAATGGTAACGCAAATTAAGAATTTGCTTATTTGGAAATTTCTTTAAAATTATAAAATCAAATAAAAATATTTGGCTCTTAAAAACTTATGCTTAATGTT